CCTATCAATTCTCTTTGTGTAGTCATAGGGCTTAAGCGTATCCCCTACCCTTGACTCTTTGAGATAGTCATAGGCGTTAGTAATAGCTAATAAGATTGAGTCATAGCGACCTGAATTAACATTGATATTGAATTTTTTGAGGATAAATTTACTGTCATCCTCTGTAATAGTGACCGCAATAGACTCCCAATGATAGTCACTAGTCCCATTGAGCCGTAACCCTAGTAGGTCATGGGCTCTATTTTTGGAGTAGAATCGCATCACTTCGATAGTTAGCAGTCTTAAAAACTTGTTAGGGGAGTCCCTAAAAGCTTTATCCCTACGTGCTCTACATGCAAGCTTACCTTTTAAATAGGCAGGGTTACCCGCAGTATTCAAGCACACTAGTGCACATGTACCAGCCGCAGGACAGGCCGCTTTAGTTGGTAACATATGTAACACCGCAGTTGGTGCGATACTCTCGGACTTTAAGACCTTAGGATTTGTGAGAGTTAGTAGATTAGAACTGTTGAACTTGTATTCCTTACGGAATAGGCTCAAGTCCCTTGCTAGATTAGTCATTAGATAGAATGATGAAATAAATTTTTAGGGTGTGGTCTTACCTTAGGTAAAGATAAGAACCGTAAGGGTCAGCATTTTTCATGCATAGTTCTCTAGATTTTTGATCTAATAAGTTATAGCGTACATGCTCGGCAGGCTTAGACCACGAGGCAGGCTTGTAAACGTCACCCGTAGTTTTATCTACAAAGGCTTCAGCACTTCCCAACTTGCCCTCGTATAATTCACCTATCTTTATGTACCTCCTACCTATAGTTAAACCAAATTTACGGTAAGATTTTGGGTGATTGTTTAACGCCTCCACCAACTGGTCAGCGTAGGTTTTTACTAAGTCATTAGCCATGATTACACCTCTACCCCTTGAATAAGACCGCAGCTTTGTAGCTTATAGATAGTTTGTAAAGTAGCTAATACCTCCGATGCTGTAAGCATACTCGCTACCCTTGACGTTCTTGTTTCATCCTTAAAAATAGTCCAGTGTCTACCCTGTTCGTTAACTGGATAAAGTGTCAGGTCTAAAGCTTTGTTGACCCAATCGGCCTCGTGCTTAATCTTTTTACTCATGTTTGTTGACCTTTAATAGAAGGTTTAAAGTGCGGCTTGTTTGCCGATGTGAATAATATATCATCGGACTTATGTAAGTAGTGAGAGAATTAATAAGTTTGTTACATACTGTTGTATTGATGTATAAAACGTCACAAATGGTTTTCTGGGAGTTTTCCACGTCCTCTCCATCGCTTGCTATAACTACGTTTACTGAATATTTGGCCTTCTGGCCTTGCTTGAGTGTTCTTTATATATAGATATGGGAAAGAATAAGGGGAGAAAAAGCTATATAAAAAACCACATTTTGAGCAAAAATACAACTAATTTACATAAATTGAAACAATTTGGAGAAAATATACTGCATAACTGTCTGACACACAGTTACGCAAAGAAAAATAAGTCAGTCATAGCAATGGATTTAAGCGATATATAAAAGAACTGGACACAAAATTTGGACAAAGCGGCTTAATTTAACGGCAACTATTAGTAGGTAATCGTTTTAAAACGTCATAGCAACTGAGTCGAGACGTATTCAATACATATAACTACAAGTAGTAGACAATTCCAGGCTTGTGGAAAAGTTATCCACATGTGTAAAACTATGTGAAAAAAAGGTTCATTTTATCCACATTTTCTGTGGAAAAAGGCTGCTAAATGTATATAATTTGACCTAAATATGTATCATATGTCACATTTCTTTTTTTTGTTTCCGCGAAGAACTGAGGACAGGCGGCGCCAGATACCTACCATTTTTTTTTGCCCCATTTTGGCCTTTTTTAAGGCGTTTTAGGGGACGAACACCCTTGTAAATATAGAGAATTTAAAATTAAATGAATATATCTGCGAAAACTAGGGATATGCCCGTCTCATATCAGGACTTTGTTCTATATTCTCAAGCAACTGGAGCACCTTTGCCAAGAAATGCACAGGAAAGGATGCAAATGGCACCTGAAGTTTATACTTTTACCCGTCAAATAGGAGGTAGACCTAGTGGAATACGCCAAGGATTGAGTGCGGTAGGTCGTGGATTAGCTGTTTTGGGTGGTGCAGGCGTAGCAGTTGGTGTTGCGAACAGTTTATTTAACAAACCTTCCGATAATTACCGTCAAGCCGTTACAAATAACCAAACTACAGTTGGAAAAGAGTCTAGAAAAACAACTCAAACCACTTTTGACGATGCATATACCACCGGAGGTGAAAATTATACGGGTCAAGATCCAGATGAGGGGTCAGCACCAGTAAGTAAGAGTGTTGCTCCATCAATTACTACACAAACTGATCAATATTTAGCAGGAATAGGACCAAATCCTACAGAATACAATCAATATGATGCGACTATTGGACCACACTCATTAGCAAGTGCAACAGGAATAGGTAGAAAACCAAGAATGGCTAGGCTTGGGGGCAGTGAGTTTTCACAAGCTTTAAGGTATGGCGATCAAGCAGCTAATCTTGCAGCTGCGAAGGCTGATAATACTCCTGAATATCAAATATCTGATAAAGATGCTGCAGATATTGCCGCCGCTGAAAATATGCCTGCTTCTCCAACGGTTCAGGCAGATGAAACCGCAAGAAAGATGCGTCAACAACAGCATATTGAGAACTCTCAGATGCTCCCTTATGATTCACCATTAAGAGCAACTTTTGGAGGAAAAACTAATCCTCCTGAAGAAACAACATTGATGGATATGATGAGTGATGATACTCCTTTAACTGATAAGATAGTTTCATTCGTTAATAAGACAAAGAAAAATTTACCAGAAAAAAAAACCCCAGAGATAAGTGATATAGGGCAGAGAAGAGATGATAATGCTCTTGTCAGCATGAAGACGTTAATAGCCGCTGGTGAAGAAGAGGATAAACAAGCCATTTTGCAAACCCCAGATGTTGATCTTTCCGAGATTGAGAATGATCCAGCTTTAAAAGAAATAGGTATGAGAGAAGAACCTAAAGATCGCTCTCCAAGAGGGGTGATTCCTCCTGATAGATCTGGCACTATGAAAAAGACTGACTTAGGGGCTATAGGGGACATTATTTCCGAAAAACAATCAGATAATCCCATAGTTGGTGGTTTACAAGCGATAGGTAAAGTCGCCCGTACTGCAGATAAACTTGGAAGACGTGCCGTTGAAGAGATTGCAGATAAAGGACAAGAGGATCGTCGCAAATTTGCAAAATACAAGGAAACAATAAGAAAAGCAAAGGCGTTTAAAGATATAGCAGATGAGCGTGAAAGTACTAAAGATCCTGAGTGAAGAAGTAATAAATTATATTTAAGTAATTTTTAACAATGTCTTTTTTAGAAGCTGCAATTGCTGCCGTCATTGGTTCAGCTGTTACTGCCTTAGCAGTTGCTTTAAAAGCGACTCTTGCTGGTAGAGCCCTAATTGCTAATGGTGATCTTGTAAAGAAAGCCTTTGATTTAATTGATCCGGTCTTGGATAAGAACATCCAGATGTGGAATGGATCTCAGGTGGAGAAAGCGTTCGAGTTAAGTGTCGAAGCAGTGTCTGACGGCAAACTAACTCAAGAAGAGATTAAGAAGATCGCAAAACATATGTCGGATGCTTGGAAGCCTACGGTGGCGGCGGAGAAAGTGAGACAATTAGAAAATACTATTTTTCCTCCAGAACTAAAGAGGAAGGTTTCTATAATTGTGAAAGGAGTTTTAGATAACGCATAAGCATGGTACAAATTAGACGTCTAAAGGACATAAAAGACAAGCTCGGTACGCCGAATGCAAATGTCAATACTCTTAGGCCAAAGAGTCCTTTTGATCCAGTCGAAAAGAATCCTTTCGAGGCTGCACAGACTGATTTTCAAGATGAGGCGTTTTTAGATACTGCAAGAAGTTTTAATGATGAAACTGCTTTAAATTCTGAATTAAAGTTTAATGATTTAGCGGCTACTCCCTTTGCAAAATTTGATCTTCCATTTGATAATATTCAAGTAGATAACTGGATGAGTAAGTATGCTTTTTCTAACTTTGTAGACCAAGAAAAGAAGATAAGTAATTTAACAGTGCCAAGGATAGCTTTTGAATCTGCTACTGAAAACAGTGCAGGTAAAATGGATGATGTGGCTGGTATTACGCCCTCAAAAGGAGTTAGCGTCTAACTATGAATAAAGAATTACAAAAAATATTAACGAAAACAGGAATTGATCTTGTTGGACGTTTAGCAGGAGATTACCTTTTAGATTCACTTACAAAAGAAGGACAAGACGATTTTATAGGACCACGTGAAGACACAAGAATGAAAGAGGATCAATCTAAGCAAGAGTATAAAGAAGCAACAAAAAATTTAACACCTAGATTTAGTCGTGAAGATTTACCCGAAGGTTTTGGAGTACAATCAGTTGTTGGTCCGCTTGTTGAAGATCCTTCACAAGCTGCAATTTACGCAAAAGCAATTGCGCCCTTTGCAGGATTGGCTGTTGGTGGTACCACACTAGATTATATTTTTGGAGGGAAACCAAGTAGCAAGTATAAAGTCCCAGTTGTAAATCAAAATGTTTTAGCGGCTAATACTAAAGCTAGAAACGATGAATCAATAGAGAGGATGAAATATCAACATGCAATAGATTTAGAGATACAGAAAGCTAAGACTCGCGAATATCAAAACAACGCAGATTTTAGACGTAAGCAGATGGCTGCTGAATTCGATTTTGAACGTAAGCAAGCAGCTCAAGCAGCTAATGTAGCAAGCCCTGCTCAAAATTATTTAGACATACTTCAGGCTGAAGCGTTAGATAGACAAGGGATGTTAGGTATAGAGAAAGATATAGCTAGATCAATCTTCGGAACAGGAGTCAGGTTGTAATCATGGCATATGATTCAACAGTCAATGCAGCTCGAATGGCAGGATCTCCTTTTGGAACAGGTGCTTTTGCCCCTAAAAAATCAAAAGGTCCAGATTTTTTAAGTCTTTTCAATAGAGGAAGAGGGGGAGATAAAGATGGAAATGGTTTAGATACTTTTGGTAAATTTTTAGGCGCAGCAGATATGATTGTAAATAGAGATCGTGGTTATCCACAATCAAGGGGATTTGGTGGTTACGGTGGTTCAGATTTTGCGGGTAGTGCTGGTTTTTCACAAGCCTTAGGTGGAACTCCAGGGTACGGTGGTTCTACATTTATTTTGCCGCCAGGTGCAGGTGGTTATGGAGGTGTTGGGGGATATGGGGGGAAGAGGAGTTCAGGAGACAGATTCAGGAGTGGGTTAGGCGGTGCCGCAAGTGGTGCGTTAGCTGGTGCTCAAGCTGGAGGTGCTCTTGGTCCACATGGAGCTGCGGTTGGTGCTGGTCTTGGTTTCTTAAGTGGTTTCCTTAGCTAAGAAGTAGACAATTTAAAATAAAAGTTATATAAGATTTTTAGGTGTAATTAAAGATGCCACTCCCTATATTACCTGCCTTAGCTGTTGGTGGTTCCGTTTTAGGTGGAATACAAGGATATCGTAGAAGCGGTGGAAATTTAGGCGAAGCAGCCTTAGGTGCTGGAATGGGTGCTTTAGGTGCCTCAGGTCTTGGACAAGCAGGTAGATTTGCAGGAAGTCTCGCAGCAGGGCAAGCCGCAAAATTAGGTACTGGACTCAATCCTCAAATGCTAATGCAATTAAGAAATGCAGCAGCTGGGGGAAACACAGCAGCTCAAGCACTTTTAGCCAAACAAGGTATTGCTAATATAGCGCCTGCTCTTCCAAGTCTAGGAGCAGGTTTATTAGGCGGTGGTGCTCTTCTTTCAGGTAATGTCGGAGTTCCTCAGACGATGGGTGCTGGTTCAATGGGAGCACAACGAGGTGTGAGTGGTGCTGGAATACCACAAGCTTTAGCAGGAACTATTGGATATGGTATGCCTAGTGGTGAGACAGGATATTTACAACCTGTTGCACAAGGCATAGGTCAGTATGGTGGAATTGCACCTATCGGCTCTGATCCATTAGGTGTTATTGATCCAAGAGGTAGAGATTCAGCTCGACGCCTAATGCAGAGAAAAGAAGGAGAAACTTTAAGGGATAATTTAAATACGATACTCCCAACTGTTGAGAAATTCTCAGATAGAGCCAAGCAAAGAGATTTACAAAGAGGATTGGCAGCAGAAGGTGTTAAAGCTAATATACAAGCAAATGTAGAACAGCTTATTAGAGCACAGAATGCTGTAAATGCATTGGCTACCCAAGGTATGGTGGGTGCAACTAATGCTCTACAGACTCAGTACAATTACTAATCAATGGCAAGTTTTACTCCACAAAACGCGATTGAATTTGCAAGAGCTTTCAATACCCTGCAAAACAGGGGTCCTGTGAGATCTTCGACTGTGGGTTTACCTAGTTATTCACAAGTCTTTGCACCAGATTCGATACTAGGCGGAACTGTTGCTGCACCTGTTGTTTATACAGGAGCTGGAGCTTCTGCTCAATCTCCATTAGGAAGTTTTTATGATACTGGACAAAATATTATGGGATTCACTCAGGATATGAGAAATCAAAGTCTTTTTAATCAGGGACAACAGATAGCAATGACAGCACAAGCTTTAGATCCATTTATAGAAAGAAATTTACAAAGAACAAGAGAGGGCATGTTATTTTCTCAAAATCTAGATCCAAATAGACAAAAACAAATAAATTCCGCTTTAAAAGCAGGTGCTGATATGAAACTTGCACAAGCAGCAGCACAACAAGCTGCTAACCAATTTGGTGCTTTGCAATTACAAAGTAACATTGTTTAGGAGGTTTTAATTATGGGTGGCGGTGGAAGCAGTTCTCAAACCATGGAGAACTTACAAAATACATTACCTCCAAAGCAGGTAATCATCCCTGATGAGAGTGCTACAGGTCAGGTAGTTTTAAATGAAGCTGCAGCAAAACAAGCTCAGATAAATTCAGAATATGCAGCAGAATTAGATCGTTATAATAAGCAATTCTACACTACAGAAGATATTAGAAAACAACAAAGTTTAGGTGATGAGACACGTTTAACACAAAGAACTGAAGGTCAAGAGGAAAGAGCTACATTAGCGGAGACAGGTAACCAACAAAGAGCACTTAGAAGAGTCGAGGGTCAAGAACGTAGATCAGAGGCTGCTGAAGAAGGATCACAACTAAGAGCAACACGTCGAGTCGAAGGTCAAGAAGCAAGAGCAGGTCAAGCTGTAGGTGGTCTTTTTGATATGGCAAAAGAAAGAGTTAAAGGGCAAGAAGATAGAGGCCGAATTTCCACAACTGGCGCGGAGACAAGAGCAACACGTCGAGTTGAAGGTCAGGAAGATAGAGGACGAATTTCCACAACTGGTGCGGAGACAAGAGCAACACGTCGAGTTGAAGGTCAGGAAGTACGAGCAACAGACTTGCAAAAAGAGCAGTTCCGTAGGTATAAAGAAGCTAGAGACTACGCACAAGCTCAAAGTGCCTATCGCGCATGAATGAATGGATCAAATCTCTAACTGACAAAGATAGAGAATCCTTCACTGCTTTTTGTAAAAAAACTTCATCACCTATTCAAATATATTTATATTCCCGTTTTCTTGGGTTCCAAGGGACGATAGTGGAATGTGATGATTGGTCTACTAAAAAGTTTAAAAAAAGGAATTTTACTTCTGTATTAGAAACTGAAATAGATTCAATGCAGATAGATATATCAAAGTTACGGGAAGCAATAGATATGGGAATGGTTAAACAAGATATGGGAGCTGCAAGAATTGCAATGCTTCAAAAAGAATTACGTGGATCTATAAAACAATTAAATGACGAAAAGGTATTGATGGATAAACAAGGATTGATATTAGCTGGAGCAGATAGGGCATTGAGAGAAATGCTTTCTATTTTTCGTGATGATCCTATTGAAGGACCTTTACAAGAAGCATCAATGGGAGTTTGGACAAAGATATTGCAAGAGGAGAGTTAGAATAATTATTAATTACATTTTGAAAGATGTATAATACATCGAATTTGTTAAATCAAACAATATCATCGTTAACAACTCCTACAACATTTGGTCCTGCACCACAAGGACCTCCTCCTGGGGCAATAATTTTTAACCCTGTGCGACCCATACCACGTGGTGCAATAGTATTTAATCCGACAACTGCTCCTACAGATAGAAGAACACCTATACAAAAAAGACAAGAAGAGTTAGCCAAATATGGTGCTCTTGTTAATTTGGCAGGTAATGTTGCAGGTAGTTTAGTACCCGGTTTAAAACCTCTTCAATATGCAGGAGACATACTCAATTTACTTACTTAATTTAAGTAAATAAAAATTCTTCGGCTATGCTACGTGCATGGCAGGAACAAGTATCTACAGTGTTTATCGTCGTACTGCGAGAGCAGCAGCTAAACAACAAGTAGTTAAGAAAACATCTTCTGTAGATGTTGAACGAGCTAGAACTGATTTCGCATATTTTTGTGAGGTTGTTGGAGACAAACCGCCTGCAAGACATCACATTGAATGGCACAAATATTTATGTACAGGTGAGGATAGTGAATGTTTAGTGGGTATTGGTGGTCCGAATATAGATATTCTTGCCCCACGTGGAAGTGCTAAATCCACAATTCTAGGGTTGTATACAGCTTGGTCAGTAGGAATACATGCTTTAGCTAAAAAACCTTTGAAGGTTTTGTATATTTCTTACACAGTAGATGTTGCAAGACCTAAGAGTGCTGCAATAAAAAGAATTATTGAAGACAGCAAGATATATCGAGAAATTTTTCCAACGGTAAAGATAGCAAAAGGAATTAATTCTAATGAATATTGGAGTATAGATTGGAAGTTTGCAGGTATTAAATCAACTGGTGAAGAGGAGTTCACGGTTTGTTGTGCAGGTTTAAAAGGTGCTGTTACTTCTAAGAGATCTCATCTTTGCATAATTGATGACGCAATCAAGAGTGCGGATGATATTAAAAATAAAGATATTCGCCAAGCTATGGAAGATAACTGGAACTCTGTTATTGTTCCAACCATGTTTGAAGGTGCGAGAGCTATTTGTTTAGGTACACGTTTCAGACATGATGACATTCATAACAGTACTTTTATACCTTCAAATGATTGGGTTCAAATTGTTCAATCAGCTATAACGGTAGATAAGGAAGGTGATGAGATTTCATACTGGCCTGAGATGTGGTCTTTAGATTATTTAAGAGATAGAAGAAGACAAGCTCCAGTTGCTTTTAGCTTTCAATATCAAAATCAAATTGTACAAACTAGTGAGTTATCTTTATCACCAGATTTAATTGTAAAGGGAAATATATCAACAGATTTTGAAAGATTAGGAGTTGGTGTTGATTTGTCTGCTGGTGTGCGTGAACAAAATGATTTCACAGTTTTTGTTATGGGAGGGAGGATAGGGAACAAGATACATGTCGTTGATTGTAAGAGATTAAGAATTATGGGTAACCTTGAAAAATTAGAAGCATTAATGGAAATGATGGAGGAGTGGGGGGTAGTTCATACAGATGGAAAAAATTATTTTCCTACTGGTAGCAATGTAGATATCTGGTCAGAAGCTGTGGCATATCAGGCTTCTTTGGAAGCCGACTTTAGAAGAATATGTCAAGGAGATCATGGTTTATACAACTTAATTTGGCATCCAGTCAAAGGTTTTAAAGGAGATAAAGTTGCACGTTTTAGAGGCATAATGGGTCTTTTTGAGCAACGTAAAATCATATTTAATAAGTACAGAAAATTTGGTCCTTTGACAGATGAGATTGTAAATTTTGGAGTTAGTTCACATGATGATTGTGTAGATGCTCTGGTATGGCTATGCAATGGATTAATGACCCGAGGAAAACTAGAGTTAGAGTATTGACGATTTAAACTGGAAAGAACACTACCCAATGTCAACCAGCTACCACACGCTAGAGATCGAGCAAGATGCTTACGGTTCAGTAGTCATCCCTCTACCCGATGAACTTTGCCACGACTTATCTATCCAACCAAATGAAAGGTTTGAATGCGAAGTCGAGGATGAAGTTATTACCCTCAAACGAATACATGCTGGATACAACATTGAAGAATAAGTCTTAATTAAAAACAATGAGTGACAGCAATAGTAAAACTGTTCTGGATCGAATTTTAAATTCGGTCATAACTAGAGATGGGACAGGACCAGCTGACACCATGCTGGTTAATGCTCATTTATCCCAGATGAAAATGTTTGGGATACGCCAAGGTGTGGAGTTCTTCCCTCAACAAGATAATTTTGGAACACAAAGATTTGATTTCATACAACAGGTAATCAAATTCAATAAATTAGATGCAAGATTAGATTCAATTTGGGATAGATTTTTAGCCTATGGAAAAGGACTGTTCTACATAAGACCTACTAAGAAGACTTACAGGATTTACTGGTTCGATAAGGATTCTTATAGAACATATTATTCACCAGAGGGTGAACTTGAAGAGGTAATCCTAATTTATCCTTACAAAGTAAAATCCAACAAAGGTATTAGAGGTACAGGCTTAAATACAGATAAGAGATACATGCGTTTGAGGATCACTCCTCTTGAAATAGAAGAAACACATACTGAACAAGAAATTAATTTTGATCAGGATGTTATGGAAGTAGCCACGTTAAATAAGACGGTGGTGAAAAATACAATGCAATTCATTCCATGTGTTGAGGTATTTAATAACCCTGACGCATTTGGAACTGATGGAGCAGGTGAATTTGAGATGTTAGCTAATCAGATCATCGCTCATGACGAGATGGTTAAAAATATAAGAGCTAACTTATCTTTCTTCGGTAACCCAACTCTTTTATCATCTAGACCAAAACAGGATATTGTAGAAAATGATTCTGATGGGGCAGTACAACGTCCTAGCATATCGAGTCAATCAGGGTTTGGTTCTGAATCATTACTCTCCAGCTCCACATATAAACAAGACCCTATAACAAGGCAGCAGCCAGGTTATTTAGGTAAACCTGGTAGTGGTATGCGTGTACCGAGAGTTATTGCAAACTTAGAGCCATCTGATCGTGTTGGTTTTATTACACCTAATGCTGTAAGTACAGACCAAGCAAGATATTCAGAACAATTAAGAAGTGAGATACGTTTAGCTCTAGGTGGTATTGATGATTTAAGTATCACGAACGTTACTGCAACTGAAATAAAATCTGCTTATGGAAGAGTTAGTGCTACTGCTAAAAAGAAATGTCTTCAGTTATATCAATATGGAGTATGTAAATGCTTCGAGTTAATAATTTTCCAAGAAGAGCAAATATTTAGAAAATCACTTGCGTTTTCCACAGGTATAAAATATCCAGAATTTCCTCTTGATGAGGAAGATAAAGATAAAGCGATGAAAAAATATGAAGAGGCAAAAGCAAAGTATGAGCAAAAATTAGATCAAACAATTGAAGAAGTTATTAGATCAGGAGAGGTTCCTGTCGGTGTTTTAGGATTAGCTCCAGATGGAGATAGAACTGTTTTATGGCGTTGGATGGGTCCAGTTTATGAGGATACTGCACAAGATAAATTGAATCAATCTATCTTCGTAAGAAACCTACAAGAATTAGGCGTTGATAGCATAGAAGCACTGAAGTATTTATTCCCATCTAAAACTGACGACGAAATTGCTGGTATGTTATCAGGATTTCCGTTCAGAGTTGTTGGGGAACTACAGAGGGCTTACTCAGGTCTTATTGACTTAGTCAATCAAGAAATGAGAACGCCTCATCCGCAGCAGCCGAATTTACCGATTGCTGCAGATCCGAGATTAAATCTCACTCCATTTTTATATCGTACACTCGAAAGTTTACAAAAAGAGGTAACCTATGCAGGCCGATACCGCAGCGCCGATCCAATCGGCACCCCAAGTATCCCCGACCCAGCCGATCAGCTCCGGGGCTCCGGTAGCACAAACGGCAGCGCAGGCACCAACAGTGGCAACAACACCACAGTGGACAGCGGGCGCCCAGCCGATGGCGGCACCAGCTCCACAAGCGCCAGCCCAGATGGGGGTTCAGGGAATCCAATACAGCCCTACTCCATCGGGCTACCAGGCACCGCAAGCGCCGCAGCCACAGCAGGCGGAGAATCCATACAGGGACGCATTCGACAAGGTAGTGAACCTGCTGAGTTCACCAGTCCAATTCCCGTTCCAGGGTCAACAATCGACAACGACCCCCTCAGGCGTTCAGGCCAATTACGGTTCCCAAGCGACAACCCAGTACAGCGACCCGGCAGCGCAGACATATATGCCTTCGAGCGGGAACAGCCAGGGTTACTCCAACGCCTCTTCCCAAATGTCTACGGAAGTGACAGCGGATCAGCTAAGACAAAACGGGGTAAGCGAAGCAAGTCTTGAAGTAATTAATCATTTTGGTGCAGATGCTCCAGCATTACTTAATAACTATGCTTGTCAGATTGAAGATTCATTAGTAAATACTAATAGTCAATTACAAGAAGCAACTGGTTTACTACGAGAATTAGTTAATGAGCATAAAGCTTATGAAAAAATTCTTACTAATCCAGACGTATTAGCTGATTACACTTGTGAGTTCTTTGGTCCAGAAGGTCCTCATCCTGTGGACAAAATGGAAGAGCCAGCACCACAAGGAAGATTTGTAGGTCAGCAATTCCAACAGCAAGCTCCTGCACCAACACGTCCAGAGATGCCTGCACCTCCACAGCCTCAAGCTCAGCAAGGTAATCCTGAAGAGTTCTGGAATAGCTTTGGCAACTTAGCTGACAGAGATCCTCAGAATGCTTGGAAGTATCTAAATGCAGCTCAGCAGAGCCCAGAGATCTTCCGTCAAAAGCTCCTTGTGATGGAGTAATAAAGAAGGGGGTGAGTGGAATAAAAACCTCCACCCCCATTTTATTTTTTTTAATTAAATGGACGTTGCAAAAGCAAAACAAGCAGTCATTTTATCTATGTTGATGAAAGAAGATCAACTAGGTAAGACACCAGATTTACAACCAGAGGATGGCTATATAAATCCTTATGGCAGAATTGGCACTGTTCCTCCAACTAATTATTCTCCATATAACGTCGTATAAATTAGGTAGACTTATATAAGTAGATTGATAAACCCTTGGTATAATTTTTACAATGGAATATTTTTTCCATCTGTAGAGGACTTGCTCCTCTGGTATCAGCAAATTCTTGCGCTGAAAAACCAACATGTTTATTGATAACGATTTTCCGAAGCTGCTGGGAGCCGAATTATATCGCCCCCATCCAGCGTATGTAGTGGAGATGGCTACTGAACCAGTAGTTGTACATGACTTCACTAAACAACCTGGACAGACGGTTCAACTTGACCGCTACAGGTTCTTCGGCAATCCTGGAACAAAGACTAGCCGTGAGCGTACTCAGGATCAAACCATAGGTACAGCAAACAGCAGATCTATTGTCAAGGACAAGGTTCTTGTATCTCTTCGTGAGTACACAGGTCCAGCCGATCCAAACAACACAAATCTCCCAAGCACATTTAAGATTGCTCGTGAGACTTTGATGACAGCACAGCGACTTTTGCTCGATACTGGGAACTTAAATATGTTCCATCAGAGCATTGGATCGCTCACTCTTTTAGATGATTATCGTCGTTGGAGAGACAGAGTCTTCCTTGATGAACTATTCAAGAGTGAATCGCGTGGTCAGAGTAGCGATACTCAGGGTGGTTACTACTATCCAAACGGTAAAGCTAAGACTAACGCCACAACACTAGCAACATATTCTGCTACAGAGTACGCATCTGAACGATTTAAGTTCAACGTAAAAACTGACCTACTTGAAGTAGTTAAGAGTTTACGTAAGCGTCATGTACCAGTATTTGGTGACGGATACTATCGCTGTATCGCTGACCCTTCATTCATGAAGGATCTAAGAGCAGATCAAGGATTCCGTGAAGTTGCACGTTACCCTGGCATGGGACAAGGCAGCCCTCTAATGGGTGCTGGTGGTCCTAACCAAGCTCTATATGCAGGTGGTCAATACGGCCAAGCCCAGTTTGTAGCTGGAGAGCCGGTGATGCCCTCCGGATTCGTGTTCGAGGGAGTAAGATTCTTCGAATCAACCAACTTCCCTGCCAAATCAATTACAGCGAACATCGGAGACGGTGCAGGTGCTGTATCTAAGACTACTCCTGCTGGATTATTTTTCGGTCCTCAGGCTATCGGTGTAGGTATTGGTGGTCCAAACGCTCAAGTCCTCATTAATAATAATGATGATTTTAGCCGGTTCATTATTCTCATATGGCAGCTATACGCTGGCTTTGCGAACTTGAACAAGGACTTCATCACAACCGCCTTCACCATAACTGAGTAAGGAGGTAAATAACTAATGGCAACTTACAAATCTTCCGCTGGAGCTATTCTTCAGCCAGGTAATCAGACAAAGAATCTTTCTGGTTACAACGATGAGGGTGTATTCGGCTGGCCTGGTGTTGAGGCTTTTGAACTCATAGGGTTTGCAAAAGTTAGCAACTTGGCAGCTGATAAGGCTAATTTCAAGAGTTTCAGCTTGACTGTGCCTTCTCCTGATCGCCGCCCTGATGATCGTGTACGTGATGATCGTACAAGCTTGGTAGTTCAAGCCTCTTCTGACCGTCCTGCATATGTCTATGGTGCATCTATTGCATTAGCTCAAGACATCCCTGCTGGTGGAGAGCCATCCTTCCCTGCATCTCCTGTTACTGCAAACCTTGAAGGTACTAACGGTGAGGTTCTTCTTTTAGGGCCTGACAACGGTGGTGCTCCTCTTGGTATTCCTAGTACTCAATTAAATGGTTTGGCGGCTGCGTCATCAAGCCTTTCAATTGGTGCTTCAGGTGTTGCTCAAGGAACAGGTGCTGTAACAGCTGCTAAGATTCCTTTCTGGTCAAGTGTTACTAGCACAATTGCTGCTGGTGATGCTGCTAACTCCATGCTGTATAAAGTTACAGCTGACACAACATTTAAGATCTACAACTTGAATGCTGTTGCTAACACCACAATTACTGGTGATGGCGTAAACATTAGCCAAGACGACTCTGATGCTGGTCGTGCTGCATACTTGCTTGCACGTGTAAACTACATCCGTCCTGCAGCTAGTGTGTCATGGGGTGATATTCAGACATTTATTGATTTTGCTTCTCAAGTAGGCGGAACTGATAGCTGATTCTGTATTCATAACAAATATTAAGCGGGTCCTTGTGGCTCGCTTTTTATTTTGCCTATAATTCATTTGAATAAATTATGGGCATGCAACTAATCACTGTTTTGTTAATTACTGGTATTACTTTGGCTTTTATCGGGATGTTTATGGGTAACTCACATCCTAACCATCCACAATGAAGTTGTAATCAAAGGTGGACACTGGTATGCTAAGCAAAGGTTAAACAATTAAGTTATGTTGTATCAGTACAAACCAACGGGTGGTTTAGTCGAAGTTATATCTCAGCATGGTGAAGGTATAAAAATGTGCCTTGATGCTAATGAAGAAGTTATTTATGCTGATGAAGAAGATCTAATGCCTCATGTAGGTGCCACAAATGAAAAAGCAAAAAATGAAGAGAAATATACGGCTGAATTGAAAGCAGATGGTGTCAACCCTCCAACACTGTCAGCAAAAGATACTTTCCCCATAGATCATAGAATAAATATCAATAATGCAAGTGCAAGACAAATTGCAGATGCTTTACCTGGCGTTGGTTTGAAGACTGCTAGAGATATAAAAGATTTACAAACTTCTTGTTCTGGAGAAAGATTTCAAAAATTAGAACAATTAAAAGCAATTAAAAGAGTTGATTGGGATGAGATATTTAAAGAGAACTTGGTTCGAGTAGACTAGCTATACGACTTGTTAAGTAGTTAATGAAGCTTGATAACTTTACGCAATCTAAAGTGCGGTGGCACTTAGGTTACAACTTAACTTCGGTTCCTGCTGGCGACCAAGGTCGTTTAGAAGAAGCGATGAATAATATCCAAGACTCCTTTTGGTTCAGTAAAATAGTTGAACAGATAGGAAGATGCGATGAAGCCGAGAAAAGAACTGATATGACAGGTAGCGTGAATAATGATCTAGCACCTAAGAACAGGATTGAGAGTATTGCTGGTGATGTTGATCGTACAGTTTCAACTTCTGACTTTAGTGCAACTTTAAAAACATGGACTCAAATTTATATTTATGAAACAGATCGTTTAGCAACGCATCTATATGTGCCAAACTATAGAAACCCAGAGCAAGCACGATATAGATTCAATAGAGAGGGTGCAGAATTCATACAAGCTTTACCAGGTCCAGCTGACGTAGCTGTTGGTACCAGACTTTTACTTGAGACGATTCATCGATAGTCGTCACGTTTTTTCCTGTTATTCTTATACTTAAGACTTATCTTCAACAATGGCGATTACTTACTTTCAGGACACTATATTTAATACCTTTGATACTTTATCTGCACCAGGGGGAACGGATAGTCTACAGGTAGCTGTAAACAATACTTTTTCTACAAGGACATATTCTTTATTTGTCACAGTAGCAAGTAAAAATAATAATGTTGTTGTTCGACTTGATGGCAGTATTGATGGTACAAATTTTGCAACCTTAATTAGTAATCAAACAATAACTAGTAATGGTACAAGCACGTATAAAGTAGCAGATCATCCTGTAAAATTCTTAAAACCAGTTTTTGTAAGTGAAGATGGTGGAACAGATGCCACGGTAACCTTCGCAATAGCAGCTGTATAAATGTCAATCCGTCCTACCACTAGAGTCGGATACAGATTAGGAGCACGTCCTCATAAATGGCGTACTAGAGAGTTATTAGATAGAGCAGGTAGTACTAATTTAGAAAAGTTTTTAAGATCAAGAGAACCTAGACGTATGGCAGGGTCTAGAATAAATGCTGAATTAGTTGAACCTGATTCATTACCTGCACCTTTTGTTAAAGGTGATCAATATCTTACGCAGGATGAAATAGATTTCCAGAGTAAGAGATTAGATCCTGACAACCTCGACCCCAAAGAATATGGCTAAGAAAAAAATGCCTCCTCAACTTCTTGAATATTTTAAGAAGAAACAGGCTAAAAAAGACGGCAAGGAAGATCCTAAGTCAGAAGACAAGGGTAGTAAAGATGAAAAGAGAAAAGAGGCAATGTCTAAGGCAAAAAAACAAAAAGAAAAAGGATAATATCCTTTAGCTATAATTATTATTAAATTTACTCATAGATAGACGTGTCAAGTAGTAGCTCCAATAAGCAACCGTTAATGGTGGATCGCCCAGCGAATACCTCCACTCTTTTAACAGTTGCATCAGGTCAATCTTTTTCTACGAGTTTGATCCCTACATCAGTTGGTAACGCTACTAAAGTGTTTGATGCTGATTCTGCCTTAACAGATACATCAATTAGTGGTGCATATATTGATGAGATATGGTTTCAATATAGTAGAAAAGAAACTCAGATAATAAGTCCAAAATCAGCTGTTACCAGTACATGGGCAAACACAGGAACTGTTTGTGTAATCACTCCTACAGGTGGAAATAATGCCAGAGTAGGACAAGAAGTTTTTGTAGATTTCACTTCTACAGGAGGGACTTTACCTGCTGATGGTGTTTATTCAGTTACAGCAGCAACAGCTACAACATTTACTATCACAATAGCTGCACAAGGTAATACAAATGGTAACTGTACAGCACAATTGCCAACAGATTTTTGTTTTTATCTAGTTCAAGCTTCTACAGTTACTAATATCAACCAATTTTTCCCACTTTTCACTTTAAGTATTGATTCTGTTGTTTCTAAAGAGTATTTCAGTTTAACTGAACAAGGTATTTTGCCTTATATAAATCACCCAGTAGCACAATCTGGTGCAAATATAAATAGTGCAAACAGTTTGACGATACCAAAGCATAGAGGATTGATGTTAAGAAGAGGTCAGGCTTTATTTGTAGCTACAAGTGGTTCAACTGCTTTAACAAATGCCTTCTACTGCAACATTCAAGGTGGTTTCTATTAAAAAAAATGCCTTTCGGAGTAAATTCTTTTAAGAATCCATCAAAGATAGGCTTTGAAACAAAGTTTGATAAGAGTTTTGAGAAGGATAAACAATTCAATAACGATAAAGGCTTCAAAATTACAAAAGATCCTTATAAAGTTGATAGATTAAAGCGTGATTATGGTGCTAGTGAGGTTGATTTCTATAATAGTGATTCTTTATGGTCTAGATGGAGAAGAGGGTACGAATTATATGTAACAACACAGAGCATGATGGGCTCTACTGCTAAAGAAAGAGGTATTAGAGGAGATTATCGTTTATATTTTACTTTTCAACAGTTTCCAGGCGTATTTATACCTGCTCGAATATATCTTTATCCATCTGCTAAAGAAGATTTAGGTGAACATATTGTAGGTATGCGTGATACTGATGCTTTTAGCTTCTATGAACAAGGATTACCTATATTAGGCGTCAGATATTTGGGTAATGTGGTTAATTCCACATATAATCAATCAAGTAATTCTGTAGTTGTTGCTAAACAAGATCACGGTCTTTTTCCAGGTGAAAATGTATTCTTAGATTTTCAAACTGGTGGTGCTGTAGATGAAACTGCAACTATTACAAGCACTACACAAAATACATTTACCGTAACGGTTACTAATTCTGCAAACACCAGTGGCAATGTTAATTATTTTCTATCGACTACTTTTGGGGATTCGCGTTGGACTACTTCTAGAGTTCGCATTCGTAGTTTGCCTACAGACGTTACTTTCCTTACAGGCGAACGCTTAGGAGATCGTATTGTTGAAAAAGATCCTGGGATAAATTGTACATATGCCAGAAATGCTTCAACCGTAACAGTAACTTGTGTCACAGCTCATGGATTGGCGACGGGTAATACTGTTTTTATTGATGTTTCTACAGGTGCAGTAGCATCTGGTAGATATAAAATAACAGTTACTTCCAGTACTCAATTTACATTATCAACAATTACTAGTGGTGCCACTAGCGGTAATTTAAAACTAAGTCGTTTAATTAGAGGACGCAGATATGATAACTATGTTGCATATACATGTACAGGAACTGATTCAAGTACTAATGAAGTTATCTTTCAAAAAAAAGATAGTTATGGAGCACAAACAATAAATAATAAAGCTGTAACAACTGTACCAGCACACAGAGGTTTTGAAGTTGGTAGATTTTTAAGCACTGATTTACGTTGGCAATGCTCATGTCAAGACTTTTCTAGGAGAGATAGTTATAATTTATATAGTGATTTGCTAAGTGATAAGTTTCCTACTACTTCTGTGGGGAAGACAAGAGAAGGACAAGTTTTAAATCCTGACGGAACATTATCTAAAGAAAATGATATTCCCGGTGTATTTAGAGATCTAGGATTTGTTACAATTAATAATTTTTATGAACTTCCTGAATATGAAGATAATGCTGAGAATGCTGTACAAAACCTTGCATACTATCAGCTACGTTGGTGTAAACATATTTATGCGGCAATGTGGGCTTTGCTCCATGATGAAGGTAATGAGCCTATAAATTTGACTGCAACTTATGAGCAGAACGGACCAAACATTGTTATAACTTCAGCTGATCATAATCTTGAACAAAATACAAAAATACAAATTACTTTTACAAGTGGTAATGCCATATCAGGAGAATTTACGGTATCAGATGTACAAGATAAAGATACTTTTATAATTGTTTATCCTTTTTCTAATCAATCAAATGGATATTGCACAATAAGTAATTTAAAAAAACATGAATTTGTTGGTTCTTGGTTATTAGAACCAAGTGATAAACCTCTTGATAAAGGTTTAGAAAGGTTTAATAAAAACTTTGAAAAAGAAAAAGTAAATATCCAAGAAGCTTTTAGAAATGTTTTATTAGCAAAACAAAATACACAGTGGAGTGGTCAAAAAACAATTGTTGGTAATAGAAATCAACCACAATCTGTTGCAGATTTTGATCCTTCAACAATAGGTATGACTCTCACAGATAGTATTCGTAGAGATAAAGATGGAAATTTAACCAGAAGTGGTCAACAATTAAATGTCACGAACAGGATGACAATGTTGATCAATAAATTATTTAATAAAGTACCTACACAAATTGAAGATATAAAACTTGGAATTATAGATAAGCCTTTAAATGAATATGCAGACGAGTTTGAATCAGGTTTAATAAATTGTGGTGAGTTTGCAGCAGGTATACCTACTGAAAAATCTGATACCTTGAGTACAATAGATTGTGGGACATACAACCCATTAACCGATCAGGATACAGTCGTAGACGCTGATCTTTATATCAACGCTTAACTATGGCTGTTCAGATTCTGACCAGACGTTCGAGTGTTCTTCATGACAGACCTTTTCCTATACGTCTTGGCGTCGCTGAGCTTGCTGTTAACAACAACGCAGCGGAGCCCGGACTTTTTTTTGCTGATGACACAGCTTCTCCTTCTACCGGCCTAATAAAAGCAGGACCAACGTTTGTTGGTTCTACAAGTCCGAATAGTAATCCTGTTGGATTTGCCTCTTTTAGTAAAGGCGAATCATGGTTAGACACGAGTAGTACACAGGTTTTAAAAATATTTGATGGCACAAATTTTAAAACAGTAAAAGCAGTAGTTTCAAATTTTGCAGGATTCCCATCTAATGCTGCAGATGGTCAATTACATTACAATCAAACAGCTAATGCTTTGTACATGTGGAATCAAGCCACTACAGCATGGATAGCTATTTAGTATGTGATAGTAGATGATCTAATATTCTATCTAATTTTGTGTGTACAGCTTGCATCTCTCTTAAGAAATCTTCTTTAAGGACATAATCTCTTACTATTTCATTTCTTAAGTCATAAATATCTCTTTCTATAACTTCAAAACGTTTATCTAATTTGCGATTGAAATTTGATAAGGCTCGCGTCAAACCTGCAAAAGCTCCAACACTTCCTGAGATGATTGCGGCAATGAGTTCGGGTGACACGGTAATACCCTTTTTCTTTATTCTAAAGGGTTTTTACAATTTAGAATAAAAGATAATCAATGAGATATGTATGCCTTCTTTATATGAAGCAAATATAGAAGGTGCCATTGAGATTCTCGTTGACATCATGCTCGCAGAAAGTGTAACGATGGCACGAGAACCCTATGCACCTAACTTTAGAGGATTAGTTGATGCCTTAATAGATCTTAAAGAGGGTTTTCCTACTAGAGTTACAGGACGTTTAGAAGTATCTTTAACTAGTGGTGAAAATATTACTCAAGGAGACGCACTTTATCTTGATACAGGAACAGGAAAAGTAAAGAAAGCTGTGGGTAACGCCACAGAAGATGAGGCAACTGTAATTGGTTTTGCGAAAGAAACTAAATTTGCAGATAATCCTATTGATGTACAAATAGCAGGAATACTTGGTGTCTCTGGATTAAGCCCCGGAGTTTTAATGTTTTTATCTGATACAGGAGCTGGAGCTATCACTGCAACAGCACCCACAACATCTGGTCGGTTTGTTGTAAGGGTTGGTGAAGTAGCTGCTTCTAACCAATTAATTATTAGACCAGAACCTCCAATTAAGCTCGCTTAAGTAAATGGCAACACGTAAATCAATTACCATTATTAATGGTCTGTTTAGCGAGATAGATACCTCGTCAGATAAATTAGATCTGGCAGGAAATACAACGGCAGATTTAGCAGAAAATACGAATTTGTATTTTACTAATGCACGTGGTCGTGGTGCTGTATCTGTAACAGATGCAGGTGGTTTAGGAAGTCTTGCATATAACTCATCAACAGGAGTTATTACATATACTGGTCCAGCTAACTCTGATGTTAGAGGATTAATTAGTGTTGCTAGTGGATCTGGACTCAGCTACAACTCATCTACTGGTGAATTAGGAACAAGTTCAATACCTAATAGTCAATTAGCTAATAGTTCGTTAACTGTTGGTAGTACATCAATTGATTTAGGTGCTACAGCTTCAACAATTGCTGGACTTACATCTTTAGCAGCAACAACATTAATTTCTGGTGTTGCTGATGCAGCAAACTCTATATCAATAGGCAGTGGAAATATAGTTTTTGAAGGTTCAACTGCAAATGGATTTGAAATAACTGTTACAGCAGCAGATGCAACTGCTGACCGTACTATTACCTTTCCTGATGAGACAGGTACGGTTTTAACAACAGCGTCAAATATAATTCCTACAGTTGATACTTTTACATTAGGTAGCACAAGCATCCAACTAGGATCTACAACTTCTTCAGTTGCAGGTCTTACAGCATTAACGGCAACAACTTTAAATGCTGGAGCCGCTGGAGCTGCTAATGCGATAAGTATAGGAAGCACAGGTATTGTCTTTGAAGGATCGACTGCTAATGATCATGAGACTACATTAAGTATTGTTGATGCCACAGCGGATAGAGCAATAAACCTTCCAAATGCTAGTGGTACTATTGCTTTACTTACTTCTTTAAGTGTTGCTAGTGGATCAGGTTTAACTTATAACAGTTCAACAGGAGCTTTTGGTACAAGCAACATACCTAACGCACAATTACAAAACAACACAATTACATTAGGAAGTTCTTCAGTAGCTTTGGGTGGTACTTTAAGTACTCTTTCAGGTATAAGTTCGTTTAGTTGTGACACAATAACTACTAAAGACAGTGGATTTAGAATACAGGATAATGCAGACGCTACAAAGCAATTAGCTTTTGAGTGTTCTGGTATAAGCTCAGGTACAACTCGAACGTTGACGGCTCCTGATGATTCAGGAACTGTTTCTACGGAAAGTTTTGCTACCGCAATCGCAGTTGCATTAGGATAGTATTATGGCAACACAAGTACAGTTCCGTAGAGGCACAACAAACCAAACTGAGACTTTTATTGGTGCTCTTGGTGAAATAACAGTAGATACAGATTTAAGTACAGCCATTATTCATGATGGTGCTACTCAAGGTGGTTTTTCTTTATTAAGAAGTGATGGTAGTAATTCAGGACTAAGTAGAGGTTCCGCAGGTAATTGTGCTTTACAATTTGCAGGAGATCCTAATACGGGATTGTTTTCGCCAGGAGCCGATCAAGTATCTCTAGTTGCAGGAAGTGGTCAGCTTACAATAGATTCATCGGGTGCTTTATCTTTTAATGGAAATGTCTCTATTAATGGAGACTTAACCGTAACTGGTTCATCCCCAGACAACCTCGCTCTTATTGTTGCTCTAAGTTAATATGGCTAATACTTTCAAGAACGCCACTAAACAGAGTCTTGTAACTGATGCTATTAGTTCGACTAATACGAATATTCTTACTGCTGGAGGCTCTTCTACGCTTATTCTTCTTAGTGCTATGGTCGCTAATAAGACATCGACGAGCGTAAATATAGATCTCTATATAAAGCCCAGTAGTGGTGATGAAGTACATCTTTTAAAAGATGTACCAGTACCTGCTGGATCTTCACTTGAACTTATTAGTGGAAGTAAGATTATTTTAGAATCTGGCGATGTTTTACGAGCTAGATGCAATACAGGCTCTGCTGCAGACATTGCTGTTAGCTTCTTAGATCAAACTTAAGATTATGGGATTAACACTTGTTGGGGACATTGCTGCTCTTCAGACGCAGTTTACAGCGATTAAGGAGGAGATTGATAAACAATTTGATAAAACAATATTGAATTTAGAAGAAACAAGTTGGGCGATTATTCGTAAGAAAAGAGATTTTTTATTACGTACAAGTGATTGGACGATGACACCAGGTTGTACTGTAGATCAAGGAGCTTGGGCAGCCTATCGTCAAACTCTTAGAGACATACCACAAACATTTACAGATTATACAAAAGTAACTTGGCCTACTGCTCCATCAACAAAAGGACCTAACACAACTGAGTAGCTATATAAGGGCAGAATACAATAGAAGATAATAAGTTACTAAATACTAAAGATGTATATTGGGAACGATCTGCAGATTGCAAATCCTAGCTACAAAGTAATTGACGATATAAGTTCAAGTTTCAATGGCAGTGCGACATCGTTTGCTCTACAGGTAAAAGGAGCAACTCCAGTACCTTTTCCAATAAATGAACAACAGGTAATGATATCTGTTAATGGAGTTATACAGGAGCCTGATGCCACTGGTAGTGCTGGTTTTAAATTATTAGGATCAAATATAGTCTTTAGTTCTGCCCCAGCAAATGGTAATGCTTTTTTCGGTGTAATTTTAGCTGGTGCTGATTATGTAACTGCTGGTTCAGAGTTTCCTGATGGAACTGTTACAGCACCTAGTTTCACATTTGAAAGTGATTTAGATAGTGGATTCTTTAGAAGTGGATCTGGTGCGGTTGGATATAGTGCTAATGGTGTACAAAAAGCTTTATTTGATGGTAACGGTTTAACTGTTACTGGTACTTGTACAGCTACATCATTTAGTGGTAATGGGTCTGGGCTGACAAATATAACAGCTACGTCAGCTGCTGCTAGTGGCTTAACTGGAACAACATTAGCTAGTGGAGTAACGGCAAGTTCTTTAACTTCTGTTGGAACGCTTACTTCACTTGGTATTAGTGGAAACTTAACAGTCGATACAAATACACTTTTCGTTGAAGCTTCAACTAATCGGGTTGGCATGGGAACTACAAGCCCAGGGTTCGATTTAACTCTTGAAAGGGCTGGTATAGCTTCAATGCGTATTGGTAATACATCAAATAATGTTTTTGTTGATGTTAGAGCAACAACAAGTGAAGGTCTTGTTAGAACAGCTAGTAATCATCCCTTAGTATTTGCAGTTAATCAAAATGAAAAAGCTAGGATAGATACTTCGGGAAGGCTACTTTTAGGAACGACTACAGAAGGTCAAGATGAAGCTGATGATTTAACAATTGCAACTTCAGGTATTACAGGAATAACAATAAGGTCTGGAACAAGTAGTAATGGAAATATATTTTTCTCTGATGGAACATCAGGGGATGATGAATATAGAGGAATAATTAGTTATAGCCATAGTAGTAATTCTTTCAATCTTTCTTCTAACGCTGTAACAGCCCTAACTTTAGATAGCTCACAAAACGCCACGTTTGCTGGAAGGATTATAGGTGCAAAAGTTGGTACTAGTACTCTTTCAACTCCATTATTCCAGTTATACGGTTCTCAGTCAGGAGCAACTTATGGTGATTTAAGGGTTCACAACTGGGGGGATTCAAGCGGAGATTACTGGAGGATTAATTCAAATTTAGGCTTAGATAGCAATGGAAATACTGATAAAGTAGATGATTCAAAGAAGGGAGCAGCAATAACTATTGATGGAAGAGCAGGAAGAATTACTCTTCACACTTCACACAATGGTACATCAGTTACTCATGATGTTCTTATAGCAGACTCTTCTGGAAATGCCACGTTTGCTGGAACGGTATCAGACAGCAAAGGCAACCTGCGTTCTATACCTAAAGTCGTAATATCATCAGCACATACCTTAGCTGCTAGTGATGCTGGAAAGACCTTAATGATGCAAACAGGTGGTGTGACTGTAGCCAATAATGTTATGTCGGCTGGAGATGCAGTAACTATAATCAATGCAAGCGGTTCAGATCAAACGATAACTCAAGGTTCAGGCGTAACCATATATAACACTGCTGATGCATCTACAGGTAATAGAATTCTTGCAGGAAGAGGAATGTGTACTTTGTGGTTTACTGATGCAACTCAAGCTTACATCTCAGGTGCAGGGTTGTCGTAATGCGCCATTATATCTACTTTATAACAAAGGAGGTTAGTTAATCATGCCTATACAACAGCTATTTCTTGGTGCAGGTTCTGCTGCGGAAAAAGGATGGATATTTAAAAACACTCTTGGAGCAAGTGATACAACTAATATGGTTGGAGGTCAATGGGAAAGTGCATGTAGCGTCGCAATCGATTCAAATGAAAATGTTTATTATGCTGCTGTTGCTCAAATACTCCTAAGTGGTACGACTAATTTTAGTAAACGTATAACTTATATAACAAAACTAGATAAAGAAGGAACTTTTCAATGGTGTAAATTAGTTAGACATCAAATGCCTCAATTTACAGCCAGTGGGAATCACACTCCTGTACATGGCCCTTCAATTGATTGCGATTCAAGTGGTAATATTTATATTCTATACACTCGTCGTGGACATTCTATTTCATATGACACTAATTATCTTGAGAAACGAAATAGTTCAGGTGTTAGACAGTGGGGTAAACAAATAAGGATAAAGAGTAACAACCAAAATTCATTAGGAGTAGAAGTTTTTGTTGACAGTAATGATAATCTCTTTGCTATGTGTTATCAAAACAATAATAATAACAGCCAAGGTACTCTTGGTCGAAAAGTATGGATAACAAAAGTAAACCCTAGCACTGGTGCAGAGATAACATCTAGGTATTGTGGAAGAACTTATACAGGTGGTACCGCTTCACATTATAGAAATTTTTATGGATTACAAAGTTGTGGTTTAGCACAAGATGGAAATAATTTAATTGTTTCTTATATGTCTACTGATAATGGAAATAATGGTTCAGGTGGTTCTAGTCCAGGTGCAACAAAGGCAAGTAATCAAATTCAACATTTCAGTCATAGTGGAAGTTTTTCAAACTTAAGAAGTAGATATGCTGATTTCCAGCTTCATGCTAGTAATTCAGATTCAGCTGATTCAGGCATGGTTACTGTTAATGGGAACGGAGAGATTGCTAACTTAAGTTTATGGTACGCAAATATTTCGGGTAGTAATGATCCAGGTTGGGGATCGTACATGGTGTTAGATACATGGAATGGTAACGATCATGGAACACAGTATGCATTTAGAAAAAATCTATATTTTGGATTAAACAAAACTAATGCTAACCCTAGTGCTTGGTACGGCATAAGTCCTAGAGGATTGAAATTTGATCCTGATGATAATAATATACTGTATATGTGTGGTTGGGGCGTAAATGATTCCAGTGGTAGATATGGTTTTTACCTTATAAAATTAACAAGAGGTAGCGTTAGTTCTGATTGGTCAGTAAATAAAATAATGAGCGTACGCACTACATTTGGTAGTCAAGAATTATATTGGCCTAGTGATGATTATAGTAATAGAAATGCAATGGAAATAAAAGGTGATTTTCTTTATCTTTCTAGTAGAGTACCGACTTCAGGCACAACTCTCCCTCGAAGAGTAGGAATGGTTTTTAAAATAAATAAGAAATTAACCGATTCTGGTACTTATGGAGATTTTATTATCGCTCAAGAAAACACAAATGTTCTAGATGTAAACCCAGGCAACAAACAAACTAATAAAGGAGGAGATTCAACTATGCCAGCAGATACTGGAAATCCAACTTTTAATAATTGGGATAATCTACAAAATGGAAATAATGGAGTTGATTATACTGGTGCAACTAAAACTGTTCAAGCTACTGGTTAGATTAGAATAAAACTAAATTATATAAAATATAAATGGCAGAAGAAAGAACAGTTGAAGAGATTGCTCAAATCTTTAATGATGCTGGTGCGAAGGCTGTTTTACTAAAGACAGATTCAACAAAGTGGATAGATGAAACTGAAGAAGAATGGAAAGAACGAATAAAAAATAAAGTTGATCACTTAGAAACTATAAAAGAGTATAAAAAACTTGATGGAACTACTTCTATTTGGACAACAGAAAATTTTACTTCTATTGATTCTTCAATTGTTTTAGGGAAAAATTTAATGCTTACTATTGTTTAATATTTGCTGAAGTAAATAGGTCTAGACAAAAGAAAAGTTAAGGACTCATACAATTAGACAGAATCTAATGGTCTCAAAATGCAAAAGATAATCAATGTACTTTCTATTGCGTCTTTCGTTATATCTGGTTCCATTGCTGGTGCTGGTGTATACGTATATGCGAATAAGGATGCACTCATAGAAGGAGCTAAAGAAAAGATTCAAAAGGAACTTACAAAATCTATTGGTAGTTCTATAACAAAAGATTTGCCTACACCTTCTTTACCATCTAAAACTGGATTAGCTATACCTCCTCTCTGATGGAACAAATTCCTGATATAGGAATCAGGAACGATTTAGATATACAAGTAGCTAACGTTTATAGAATTCCTGATTTTTCGTTTCCGTCTACTTATCCCACTCCAGAAGCTTCTCCAGTATCTTTAAATATTGGAGCACCGATTATTGATCTTCCTGGTTGTGTCGAGTTTAATAAAGCTAATAAAAAATCAACAAATCTTGTAGAGGATGATGAGCGTGGAAACGTCGTTTTATGCGATGGCTCTATGCCTAGCTTTAATCCAATCGATTTTGAGCCTGAGCAGATATTAGAAACTAAACCAGCAGAAGTCCCAATTATTCCTAGTACTGAAACTGCAAAAAAAGAAAAAGATAAGGATGAAAATGTAGAGGCAAGTGCATTACCTGCGACAGAAATTCCTACCAATACATCTAATATTATTTGTCCTCCAAGAGAGGCTCCTATAGTCGGTACAAAAGTTGAAGGAGGTAAAAAAGAAATTAGTGGATATGAGATAAAAAACAATAGATGTATAACTCTTTATGAGGACGTACCTATTATTAATCAAGTTGTGGCTGCGTTACCAAGTGCTGGTGCAGTCACTACCACAGCTTCTATTGCGGTTGTTGCAACTTCATCCGCCCTACTTGCCAAACCCCTAGCGGAGATTCTTCTGAAGGTGATAAAGCCGACGATAAAGACTTTAATGAAGAAGCTTCAGAAACTTCTTGGGAAGAAACCGAGGAAGTTGACTCAGGCTGAGATTGTTGCAAATCAGTATCGAGAGAAGAAGGGGCTTCCTGCTTTGAAGGAGCCAAAGAAGAAGAAGAAATAGTATGTTTATGCTGTTTAACGACAGTTACATTTTGGACAATAATATCGGCACAGATTGAAGCATAAGGTGACTCGGGGTGAAAGGTTACACCTAATTTCGTCTGCTCTCCGCAATGCTTGAGTCTCGCCATTTCAAAATCTAAACGTTTATTAGCCAATAGTTGTTCATTTAATTTTGTTTGTGTTGTTGCTGCTTTTATACATCCTTTTTGTAAACGTCTATCAAGTGGGACAGAAAGAGTAGCAGATAGCCCTAAAGATACATTGCTGTTTTGTTTTTGACCTGTTCTTGTAGGCATATAGTAAAGAACCTGTCCAGGGTTTGCTAAGTTACCATCAGCGTCGGTAGATGTGTCATATACGGGGTCATTATAGTAAGCCTCATAGGGTGTTTTAAAAGAATGCAGTCCGGTCAAGAAGGGAGTAAAATTAAGGGTAGGTCCTTGACAAGATACGCCTCCACCATAAGTATTGGTTATGTATGGACCCTGAAGAACCTGAATAGCTTGATTTGTTACACTGCCAGATGAGTTGGCTACCGGGTTAGCAGTGGCCGATACACCTCCTACTGTCTCTGCTTTTGAGACATTAAAAAGATTATTAGCTCCAATTAATACTATTAATAAATACTTTATTGACTGAAAGTTGAAACCGTATCTGTGACACTTGTCATTTCTGTGGTGCGATTTATTATGGTTTGATTGACGAGCCCAGGTTGAGATAGTGTGGTTGTGAATTGCCATGATTGGTCAGGATTCTTTATAGAGAACTCAGGCACATTATTTGCGTCTAACGAACTCCAAGTTGACGTCACACCATCTACTGTATTACTTATTGAAGTAGATGGCGGTAATAGCGTAGCACCATCAGCTTTAATATTCGTTCCTGTAACTGTATATTCCCATCCAGTTTGATAGTCTACAGAATTTATGACCTCCGTAACTTTTGTAGTTGTCTCAGTATGAGACGTCATAGATCCGCTTTGGAAATTTGGGACGACGGGAACTGCATTAGCTCCCGTAGGTATTAATAAAAACAGCCAAATAAGCCGTTTCATAATTAGTCAACTACTATTTCTGAGACAAATTGACCAGTAGCCGTAGTACCAGCGCCACCAGCGGTCAGGGTCATTATACCTGCAGAGGTAATCGTTCCCGCCAAAGTACCTGCGACACCTCCGGATTGGGTCGTGGTTTCTCCAAATGCCGGCATATCCGCCACAACCCCACTGGTGACGTCCACACCGCTTCCTATGGCTGGGATTCCGTCCCCTTGAAGCCAGCTTTCTGAGAATGAGAAAGCCGATCCCGGAGTGCTTATCTCATATGTACCAGCTTTCATTGTTGCTGAAGCTGTAGCAGATCCTGCAGTTAAACCTCCAAAAACATCACTGTTTCCTGTACCTACTTTGATGTTTGTTCCAGAGACTGTATACGTGCTACCAATTCTTTCTGAAACTGTTGCTGCACCATTTACTTGTAATTGAGTTGACGTACTAAGACGATGCGTCAAATCTGCACGAGCTATTGGAGCACTAAATAACAGCAATAATGGTAATAATTTTTTCATAGGATTGAAAGACATCATCTTAAGCTTACATGGGGGTAAACTTAGTTATTATCACTTACTATACGATGACTGAAGATGTGAAGAAGTCGTCAGCGACACCCCCTGAAAAAGACTCAAAAAAGAAAAGTGTTTTCACCAAATTGAAGGAGGGTATTGACGATAAAGAGGAGCAATTAGCTATCTTGTCTACATTTGTGCGGCTTGGAGTTGTCGTTTGGTCCGGGTTTATCATTTCTTTAAATTACATTGAAATTCCAGGAATGGGACAGCAGTCTCCCAAGGACATAACTTTTGTAGCATCTGTTTTTACTGGGGCGTTGGCAAGTTTTGGACTCCAGACTGCATCTAAAAAAGGAGATGGCACGATGAAGATGGACAACCAGAAAAAGGGTGGTTTAGGCGATATAAGTAAAGCTGACTTTGAACGTCTTATTGAAAAGATGTCTCAAGTAGGTCCAACTCAAACCTTGCGAATTGAGCAAGCGCCTATTAAAATTACTACAGTGGATAACAAGACCTCTCTTAATTCCTAGTTTCTAGATGTACAGACAGAGCAACATGAACTGGACAGCTCTTGGATTAGGCGCCATCTTAGGAGTCTCAAATATAGGCTTAATGGGTGCCTTAATAGGCAAAGGAAATCTACCTACAGTTGATTTACCTGTAGGTAGTTACACCTCATACGAAATGGAGGCAACAAAAGATGGATATCGAATTAGATATAATGCCAATGATCCCAAAGTAATGATAAAGACAAAAGATATTGTTAAACCTACTGGTGTATTTAGTAAACAAAAACAGACTATAAAACTTTATGAAGAATATACGATGAACGGGAAAGTACATTTAGATGGAGGAGACGATGCGGTAGGACTTACAGCAAAGGAAATAGCTTGTATCAAGGCAGAAGGCTCTGGTGAATCTACAGGAGGGCTAGTAGGTGCCTCTGTAGGAGCACAGGCTGCACCTGCTTTATCTAACATACCTATAATCGGTTGGCTTGCTGGAGGATGGGTAACAATGTTTGGGCAGAAGAAAGGAGCTGATATTGGTGGCGACATCGCAAAAGCTATTGAAGGTTGTTGATTTATTCGTTATACTCTTAGTAATAACTAATAATGTTCAATGACTGATCATCAAGAGACTCCTAAATCGTTAGAGGAGCAATTACAAGATCAAAAAAGTAATTTAGAAAATAATATTAGAGAATCTGAGAGACAGATTGCTACTCTTAAAGAACAGTATTTAAAAGTTTTAGGTGCTCTTGAGTTTGCCGCTATACAAAAACAAGAAGCAGAAAAAAACACTGATGATCCTGTGGCAACAACCGTAATGAATTCTTAGAACAATGTTTACTGAGTTGACAAAAGATAGACGTAAAGCTTTACAGTTATTAGCAGAGCACATACGTTTTTCTTCAACTCAGTTATCTCTTCAGTCGGTCATTTATGATATAAAAGAAGATGATATGAAATGGGTAACTGAAAAGATTCACTATTATTTATTACGGTTATTAGAGGATTCTGAGCCTGATACTAATGAAACAGAATCTTTAGAAATAATTGATTCATACGAAACGTAAGTTTATGCAGCATAAAGTTTTTTTAATGCGATAAATTAAAGTGTTTTATTGCGAGCAAGATCTTTTAACTAACTTAATTGTTCTATCACCAAGTAATGCTCGAAAACAATTTAGAATACAAATATTTGAAGAGTGGGATTGGGCTTGTGCCTATTGCGGAAAGGAGTTGACATGTAATACAGCAACCATTGACCACATTGTACCTAAATCAAAGGGTGGTCATAATGTTAAATCAAATATGTGTTGCTGCTGTTCATCATGTAATAGAGAAAAAGGATCTGATCAACTTGAAGATTGGTATCAAATTGATAATGACAACTACTGCGAGAAAAGACTTGGTAAAATAAAAACTTGGATGGATGTTAAATCAACATCTTTTAAAATTACATCCATAGATAGCTCAAAACCAGTTGTAGCAAATGAATTCACCGTCGGATGGCTCTCAACCTGAAAAAAATTTTCTAGCATCTTATTTAGCTTCTAATCCTGAGCTATACATGGGAGATCAAATAAGAGCGAATGTCAATGCTCCGGGAGATAAAACTATGAAAGGAAAAGTCAGTAATAATATTAAACAAAAGCTTAGAGATGGCGTAATTAAGGTGTAGCTATGGCTGATAGAGCTAAAGCAAAACGGTTGGCTACAAAGCATTTAAAATGCAATAAGCCAAAAAGAACACCCGATCATAAAACTAAATCACATGTTGTAAAAGCCTGTGATAAAGGCAAAGAAAAAATAATAAGATTTGGACAACAAGGTGTTAAAGGTGCTGGTAAGAATCCAAAAACTGCTAAAGAAAAAGCACGTAAAAAGTCTTACTACGCAAGGCATAATGCACAAGATAAGAATCCAAGTAAGATGTCAGCACGATATTGGTCACATAAAGTCAAGTGGTAGAGCCATTAGGATAAGAATATGGAAGGAGTCGTAATTACTTTTGTTGTTTTCTTCGGCAGTTCTTTTGGTGTCAGTTCGATTTTATTGAAAAAAAACGCTCATCTACATGATGAGACAACCTATAAATGCTTGAAATGCAGGGTGTACGAGAAGACGATAATCGATTGAATTTTAATTTACCGCTGTTAAGATACAAATAAGTTTTTAATTATATATGGATGCAATCGAATTATCAATGGATGCCGAGTTTGCAATCCATGCGTCTGCAATTGCTATCCAAAGTTTAGAGCGTGACGAATTAGAAGAGGCTTTTATTGAAGTCCTTCATCAGAAAGCTCTAGATCGCCAAATGTTTTTTGGCATTTTAAAAGATCACGGCATTGATGCCGACATTAAACTTAAACTCACCTCCACGGAACAGCTCTCTTAAATATTATGCCTACTCGCACCATTACAGGAACTTTAGATACATTCACTGTTGACGCAGGTTCTGAAGTCACATATCTAGGGGCTACATCTGCAGGTAACCCTGGGGAAGCTTTGAGAGGATTTCGTGTTAATCCTGGTAACACAGGAGATATTGTTGTCACTATTGATAAATCTAGTGGTATAAATAATATCGAAATTTTTCAAGAAGATGATTTTACAGGAGGAAACGCACCAACTGGCTATACTAAATTCTCCAACATTGTTAAAGATGGAAAGGGTAAAGGAGCAGTAGGTGTAACGGTCTCTAACGCTGGTAAAGATTATGTTGTCTTACTCAGGACAGACGGTTATTCTGAAGTGAGCTACAACGGCTCTGTTGTCGTCCCATAATAGAGATTGGAAAGACTATCCTTTTTTAACTCAAAAAGGTATTAATTTAATACGCATGTACAGCACACCTCATACCGCTATAGGTATGGGGATGTTTGCGTCTTATAAAAACTTTGGAGAAAATATATGGAGAATAGGTTACGAAAGTAAAACTCTTAAAGGTAGAATTTTAGGAGCGAGAGATAAAGCTTCAGAAGAGGAGATAGTTGAACAACTAATAGAGGATTTAAAAATATTTTCTAAACAAGTATCTGAGTATGTTCTTGTACAGACCAATAAAAATCGTAGAGCTGCACTTTTGAGCTTTGCTTTTAGTCTTGGTTTACCTGCTTTTAAGAATTGTAGATTATTAGATTTAATTAATAGCTATTCAACAAAGACAGAAATTATTAGAGAATGGAGTCCATATATAAATAGATATTGGTTATCAGGGGGTGATGGCATAAGAGATTTACGTCGTACCGAACTTGATTTATATTTATCACCAGACAAAGAAATACCTACTTTATACCCACATAAATGTAAAGCAAAATATTGTCTTTTAAATTTAGTAGAAACTTACAGAGGAACGCCAGAGCAGATTAAAGCTATTGAATATCTAGAGCGTAAATTTAAAGAGTGGGATCCCTCTGGGGAAGCTCTTCGATGGTTTCATCGGTCTTGGAGTCAACCGCCCAAGAGTTTAGGATCTCCGCAGCGTCGGGATGGTAATGTTTTAAAAGATCAAGAGCATCCATGAGTTGTAACTCTGGTGTATAACCTTCTATGATTTCTTCATACTTCATTGTTCTTTGAGCTTTTATTTAAAGATATTTTCAAGAGAATTAAATAGCCAATTAAATCTTGAATAACATCTTCATCATCATAAAGGATATTTTCACCATGCTTTATTCTGTTAAGTTTGTCATCAATTCTGACTAATAATTGTTCGGTGTTATCACACTTACTAAAAATTCTTATTGGATCAATTGCAGAATTACCATATTTTAAATTCTTATATAGAAGAAGTTCTTTGACATCTTCGCATACTTTCGCTATCTCCATCTGAGTTTCAGTCATGTTTTTATCAAATAGAATAGTCCTATGATTCCTAAGCTTAGCCAAGATTATACTGTTGACGAAAGATATAAAGGTCTGCGTGGGCATCGTCACACAGTAGATAACGATACTGGTTTGAATTTTTTGGAAAGATATATAGAGGGATTACGTGAAGAAAACTTTCCTAGACCCTTTATTGATTAAGTATTACGTTACCTATATTAGAAAAAACATCGACAAAGTTTTCTGTCTGTGTAAAGCCATATTCCAACTTAGGTAAATAAATAAAATAGCCCCAATGCATAGGAGCTTTGAACCTATAAAAATTTTTACCATGCATTAAATTTGCTCTTTTTTCAGGTATACATACTGGGTAATCCCACATTTCGGGGTGTAAACGCATCATTTCTGGATAAGTTGTAAAAAATATTGCTTCAGGAATATTTCTTAATTTCCATTCTCTTACCAGCCTTTTGAACCATGCAATCGAAGGTGCCATGGAGTTTGCTCCAGCTCTTTTTCCCCATCGCCAAGTACCTCTGGCCTGACTATAAGAACAACGCCCATATGTAGGAGGGAAAAGATATGTTTTACCTGTCCATGGATCATCTATATTCAAACCATCTTCTTCTAAAGTATATATTTTTCTGGCCTTCAAAAATTCTGCGTTTGCTTTATGAGTGGAGCAGGGATCAAGATCTATATCACCAAGAACTGCATAAATGTAAGGTAAATATTCGACAGGTGTCAGCCAATCTTCAGTTATATTATGTATCGAACTGACAAAGCGTTTAAAGTCAGCCCAAGATCTTTTACCCCTTTTCAAGATTGAACAATTGATCCAATCATTCTTTCAGGATTTATACGAAATAATTGAGTGTCTCTTTCATCTTCAATAATAAATAAACCTTCTTTTTCTCCATCTATCGACTCAGCTATGTTGATAGCTTTACTAATAATTTCACAGTCTTGTTCTGCTTCTCTTGCCTTTTCTAAAATACTTATTAATCTGTTTACACTTACATATTGCATCTGTTCTTTCTCAGGAAAATCAGGTCTAAACACTATTACACCTGGTCCTTCGTTAGCATAAAATTTCTTGTAATAATCAAGTTGATCTGCCAATATTCTCTCTATTGATAATTGTAATAATTTATCTTCATCTTCTCCTGTCGTATTTTTAAAAAGTTTTAAAAGGAGTTGGTTACGTCTGTTAGTCATGAAATTTTATCGATGCTTTAGTCTATCAACTTTCAGATTTATTTTCATTTTTTACTTTAGGAACTGATTTTATTAAATGATCTAAACCAGATTTTTTTAGTGTTTCTAGTAATTTTGGTAGTGGTTGGTATAAAACTACCGCTTTTTGCATGTTCCCTATTTTTTTAATAAGCTTGCCATTTTCGTCACGTAGCTTAGTCAATTCACCTTGCCGTATCAAATATTCAGCAACGCATCTATATCTACGTTTCTCAGCTAAGTTAATGTCAGGATAACGATCACATATTGTGCTAGTTCTCATATCACTAAAAGTAATTCTTATTTGATCTGCAAGAGATAGACCCAGCATTAGGTCAGTCGTGCTTGTTTCATAGTTCCTTACGAGATCTAAATAACGTTTCAAGTCTGGTGTAGAGAAGCTTCCTGAAGGTGGTATAAACATCTCTACTTGTTCTATTAATGACTCAGATAACGTCTCCTTAAAGTTTTCAATAGTGACTTTTTCTAAATCTAAATCTATAAATCTATAACTTTGATATAAATTATCTTCTTGTTCTATAGGCTCATAGTCAGTATTCTGAAGAATATCTAACCAATCCTCACTTTTAATTACTGTCATTAGGAGGACTTGTCTTTACGAATACTAGCCGATTTCCAGTAATCGTCCCATTGTTTCTTATGATCAACTATAAGAACTTTTTCATAGAAGTCTCTAAGTTTTTTAATTTTAGGTTTAAAATCAGGATCACATTGACGTTTTGATCTTGTAGCTTCCCACAAAGTGGTAGCTAATTGTATTTGTTCCTCTGTTAAGAGATCATTTTTTAAATTTTTTATGGACATGGTTGAGATAAGTTCGCTAAAATCGTGAAGGAAAGGATACTGATTCTCATGCGCCGACCTATCACATACGCCGAACTCCTTTTGGTTTTGATTTTGTTGCCTTTCGGTGTTGTGGGCGTTCAGCATTTACACGAGTTTGTCACCGATAGAATCAGTATAGAAATAAAAGTAAAACCAGCAAATGTCGGACGATAACGAAGTAAAAGGAACTAGAGGTTTTGTAGTCACTACTGAACCAACTAAAGAATCTAAAGATTTTATTGCACAATATTTACAAGATAAAGCTGTTGAGCAGGCAATGCTGCAGTCAAGGAGGGAGGCAGATGTTCCAGATTTGCGTAGGACACAAAGACAAACATTAGATAGAGCAGATACAAGAGGTGATATTGCTAATCCTTTCCTAACAAAAGGATCTTTAGGCAACAGACCTTCTGGACTTGCTGAAGGCGAGGCAAACATTTTGGAAAGAGAGAAGTTCACTTACAGAGGTCCTGTTGATAAGAGCCAAGGAACGGATGATAATTACATCACAACTTTGTACAACAAATATTTAGGTAGGGAACCTGATGCTGGTGGAGCAGAGTATTTTAAAAATCGTTTAGCCGCTGGTGATTCTAGAGCTAAAGTTGAGCAAGACATTCTTTCAAGCATAGAGGGACAGCGGAAAGAAAAAGCAAGAATTGGAGGAGCATCCGCGTTCATATCAGATGATTTCATTGATAAGTTTAAGAAAACTGGATCGGGTGTTAAATATGGTGATTATCTACAAGATAAAGATGATCTGGACAGTGTTGTAGATACAGGTGATGCTGGAGGCACATTAAATTTAAAATCTTTAAGTGATGCTTATAATGATTACTTAGACGAAGATGATGAGGGTAGCACTTATGATTTTTTAAAGAATTATCTACAAAATTTATAAAGAAGTTTCTGATAAATAATCGTAATAAATTTGTTTTAAAAATAAATATTCTCTAAATGAAATAATTACAACATCCTCTTCTGAATCTTTTAAACGATAAGTATTATTGGTTTTAGATACTTCTTGTAGTATCTCATCAAGATTGTTTTGCAGGTTTTTCTTTGTAATCAATCTACCTGTAAAGGGACGTTCATCATTCTTCATGATAGACAGATCACCCATTTAATAATAACAGAGCTTGTATCAAATTACTATATTGCCAAAATTGATGTCACTTCCTGCAGCATTTGCAATTTGTCCAAAGTCAATATTTTCAATGGCAGCCTGATTAATAAATTCAAAATCAACTTTATTAACGTTGACTGTTATGGAGTATTCTGTTTCTTGATATCTAATATCATTTGTTATTAGAAATAAATATTCACCAGGGTTTAGTAAAGTTGTTGGATAATCATCTAGTTTTAAGCCTGTATCATCAACTAAGTAATCTATTGCTGCTTCTTTAGCTACATAACCAAGATCATTGATAGGCATCTCTTCTCTTCTATTACCCTCAAATATTTCATAAAAAGCAATTAATGTATTTCTATTAGTTTCTTTTTCATATGAAAATTGACTTAGATTTTGAGTGAATTGAACAGATCTTGGTTGTCTTAAAACAATTCTATAAAAAGTAGTTTGTTTTCTTGATAATCCACCATGACTATTTTTGATGGGAACACTTCTAAAAATAGGTGAAAAGTCCCCCAAATCTATCGGATTATAGATGTTGTCCCCACTTTGTGCTGGTAAGGGATCTGAGCCGAAATAAGAGGTAGGTCCATATGCAGTCGGACCTCCACCTCCTGTTGGGTATGATTCAACTGTTCCTAGATTAAAAAATCCTGTGTTACTCGGAATTGTCGTTAGAAATCTTGACATGTTCTTGTGCTAAGCCCGTAAAGATGGAATTGGTTCTTCCTGATTCTTGGTACCATCTTTCCATATTAGCAGCCCGTTCAGCTTGAATTCTTACTCCTTCTCTTCCTTTGCACTCTGATTCTTTTGTGGGGTATGAAAAATAATCTAACGCTATTTCTAAATGACATAGTCTAGCTTTTGCTTCATCTTTTGTGTCACACCAAGCACCAAAAGTTGTTTCACCATTTATAACAACCATAGGTGCATATTGTTTTTCTTCTAAATGAAAATTACTGGGCATCAACTGGCTACTTTTTGAAGTAACTTTATGCCTTTCTGTTCTTGAAATGCTCGAAGATGTTGTCATGGTGCAGTTTTACCTCTTTTAATTCAGGGTTTTGGGCGTCTTCAGACAATTCTCTAATCGTTAGATGAGATGGGTTGCAACAATAAGGTTTGCAATTCTTGCCGGTAAAGACGCGGTATTTACCTGTATAGCCACGACTGAGCCAAAATGCCACCCTGTGAGCTGATTGTGTTTTACTAGAGTGGCAGGGACTAGGGAAACATGCGATTGATTCTTTTTTCTTTTCTTTTATGGCACCTAACCAAGGCCAGCAACTATCTTTATCTTTAACATCAACTTGTTCCCAAAATCTTTTTACTTGCCAGTACCACCTAAGATCAAAATTTCTTACATCAACACTACAATATCCTTCTTTTATTTTTTCCATACAGTCCAAACATTCACCCATTAATCCAAAATTACCCTTATGTTTTGACTCACCCTTCCTGTGCCAAGGACATTCCATTTCATTCATTTCATGATATTTAAGCTGTAATTTTTTTGCTTCTTCAGGATTTGCCATGATTACTTTTTTACAAACAAGTGAGGATTGATGTAATACCTCCTTTTCATCAATAGTAGACGAAAATTTATTAATAGACTCATATGTTTCTCCGCTACATATCCGACGCACAGTTTGATAAGGTAATTTATATATTCTTGATATTCTTCTACAGCTTAAGCCGCTTTCATAAGCCACTCTAAGTCGCTTGATAACATCAATATTTAACTTTTTATTCTTCTGTGCTTTCTCAAATGCAACATCCTGACGTCCTCCCCAGTAATAGTGGCAAGGATTCAGACAGTGTGGAGAGGAACAACAAGCTTTTCTTACAACAATTGATTCATCATCTTCCTTTTCTCTACCACTTATAGCCAGTATCAGAGGTCGAGCATCTACATTTTTGTAGATTAGGTGAGTTTTTTTAGAAGTATTAAACCCTTCAAATATTGAATTAGCATATTCTGCCGCATCCCAACAACGATTTGCCCCAAAATTTTCCAGCCCTATTTGTATAGTTTTTGCGAAAACCAAGTGATCGTAAGGAGTTAGACCTGCGTATATAAATTCATCCATGAATGATCTGTTAGGGGAAACAATGTCGAACTAGGGTAAACCCCTTCTGTCGCAATAGCAATCGTTGAACAACCAAATTTCTTATTTTTTTACCATTTATATTTACTTCTATATCGGATGGGGGTAGGTATCTGATAGTAACATTACACTCACAACCCTACCCCTTCCATACACTACTCCGATAAAAATAGCAAAAAAAACCACAGATTTGGCTGTTCAATCAAGAATCTAGTCACCGCAATCGATTTAGTGTAATTTTTTACCTTTTAAAATCTTTCCCCCTAATAAATGTTTCAAGATAGACAATATTCGTTATATATAGTTGCAAAATGAATGGCTTCGTAGTAGCAGGGTGTGTAATGACACATATCACCGCTAGGAGAACAAACAAGATAAATTGTTCTGCCGTCGGATTTTGTAGTAGTGATAGCTGATTTCATGTCAATATCGTCTATTTCGCGATGTTATTATTATAAAAAGTGTCTTATAAATATGGAAAAGGAAAATCGTTTCCTTAAAGACTTTGGAAAAGCTTTATTAGGTCTTGTTCCTGCAACTAGAGTAGGCGTATCAATGTTTACTCCCGAAGCTCAAGAAGCAAGAAAAGATCAAAGTGGACTATTTCCAGAATTAGGTATAGGTGAAGGTTTACGTGCATTGAGACCTTCTAGAGATTTTGGTATGTTTGCAGGTAAGTTAGTCGCACCTCCTGGGGTTCCTTTTTTATTTGGTTTAGGAAGTCAGGAAGCTAGAGATGCAAGACAAGATCAAAGTGGTTTTTTCCCTGAGTTCGGTATTACTGAAGCAATTAAGGTAGCTAATCCTTTTTATGACTACACAATTGATAATCAATATGAGGATGGAACATCTGGTGGTAGAAGCAAGATAAAAGGAGCAGATACATATGAACAGTTTATTGAAAGGACAAGAAACAGCCCAGCAATGCAATCAGGTGCTTTTGATCCTAGAGAATTGTTTGAGACATACAAAGCAAATCAACAATTTCAAGCTGATCGTAAATCTGGTAAATTAAAGAAAGACAGAATGGCAGGGGAAAGGGTAAGGATCACAATGCCCATGGATTTGGAGTAGAGACTGATTTTTTAAAGTTATAATTAATAGAAATACTTAATAAATAGATGGGCGGAGCAGGTTTTGATCCAGCTGGTTTAGGAATGTCAGCGGATCTTGGTGATCCACGTAGGCAATCAAAACTTCCTGGTGGTTACGCAACACAAGGTCAAGCAGTAAGTGCTCCTTATGCAGAAGCAAATATGAAGGCGGCTGAGAAAACTAATCCGATGAACGCAGCTTCACAAGAGCCAAGTATTACTTCAAGAGTTGATGACTTTCTAGGTCGCATGGGTAGGTAATGGGAGACACTGATTTTCCAGCTGTAATGGCAAATTACGGAATGGCAAAAGATAGAGCAGAAAAGTGGAGAAGTAAATCTACTGGTAGTTCGACATATATGCAAAGCGGTGTAGGAATACCAACCACTGGAGAATATCAAGATTATATTTCTGAAGCAGGTTCTGATCAGAAACCATACATAGTTATTAGACAAGGTCCTATTAGGTAGTAGGTCTTCTGGTTGTAAAATTAATAAAAGTGATTGAATTAATTAGGTTAGATGTCACAAACAAAAGCAGAATTATTACAAACTAAACATCAAGGTGAGTTACGACTTGGTGATGCTAACTCCTCACATTACGTAGGCTTTAAAGCTCCAGCTACTGTAAGTAGTAGTTTAGTTTGGACTCTTCCTGCGGCTGACGGGACTGCAAATTACCTTCTCAAAACTGACGGTTCTGGGAACCTTGCATGGACGGCTGATAATTCAGGAGTTTCTTTAAGTGGTAGTACAAATAATACGATTGCAACAGTTACAGGAGCTAATGCTCTTCAAGGTGAAGCTGCCCTTACTTTTGACGGTAATATCTTACAGATATCTCATGCTACACCTCAATTTAAATCGGTTGATACAGATGGAACAAACGATTATTCAACTTTTCAAAATAGTAGTGGGCAGAGTGTTTATAACGCAGTAGATAACAACACACACGGAAAACATTTATTCCAAACTGCTGGAACCGAACGGATGCGGATTGATAGTTCGGGAAATGTTGGTATTGGAACAACAAGTCCTGATTCTCTTCTGCATCTAGAATCAGTTAGTAGTCCTGGGGTTCATTTTAAAGATACAACTAATAACTGTAGTTTAAAATGTTATGCACAAAATAGTAATGCACACATAGGAACCACAAGTACTCACGATTTAATTTTTGATTGTAATTCAATTGCTCTTCTAACTTTAACTACTGGTAGACATATAGTAACTCAAGGTTTAACAGGTACATCCTTTAACAATGATACTGCTAGTGCAAAAATACTAGAAGTAACAGGGGATGGAACGGTTGGTGAATATGGTGTTATTAACATCAGTGGTAATCAAAATACTAATAATACGGGGGTTGGTACTCTTAGATTTATAAACAGGGAAAACTCAGCAAGTAGCAGTGCTAGTAGCGCTAATTCAAAACAAATTGCAAGCATACAATCTTATATAGCAACTGATGATACTAATGCTGGTGATGATTCTGGAGGCTTTTTAGTTATATCTGTTAAGGGAAATGGAACAGGAATTGCAGAAAAATTACGCATAACTTCGTCTGTCTCAAAATTTACTGGTGGTGTTAGTCAAGTTGCTACTGCAGCAGCAGCTTTAGACTTAGACTTAAATACATCTAACTACTTTACAAAAACAATATCAGGTAACAGCACATTTACTTTTAGTAATCCAGCTGCATCTGGTACTGTTTCAGCCTTCACTTTGGAATTAACACACTCAAGTGGTACCGTCACATGGCCTTCCAGTGTAAAATGGAACGCAGATACCGCACCAACGTTGACGACTGGTAAGACACATCTATTTATGTTTGTTACTGACGACGGTGGAAGTAGGTATAGAGGTTCAGCACTTGTTGATTACGTAAACTAACTATGGATTTAGCAACACAACGCCTAATGCAAGGAGCCGCTGGAGCTGGTGGCGATAAACTTTATATTGACGATGTGTTTTCGACTTTTTTGTATGATGGAACTAATGGGTCTCTATCAGCAAACACAGGTCTAGATATGAGTGGAGAAGGTGGATTGCTGTGGATTAAGAATAGGACTGATAGTGGTAGGAATAATACTCTTTTTGATACCGAAAGAGGTGTTAATCAACGACTGAAAACTGATTCAAGTGGAGCTGAAAATACTTTCAATGCCAATCAAACTTTTACTTCTACAGGATTTACTCTAAATTGTGATTTTGGAGATCTAAACCAAAGTAGTAAAAGATATTGTTCTTGGAATTTTAGAAAAACTCCAGGATTTTTTGATATTGTTACGTGGACGGGAAATGGTGTAGCTGGTAGACAAATAAGCCATTCATTAGGATCGTCTATAGGATTCCTTTGGGTAAAGAGAAGAAATGGTTCATCTGAGAATTGGTGTCTTTGGCATAGAACATTTACTGGTGCTCAATTTATAGAATTTACTGTAGAAGGTGTGGCATCAAATAGCACTAAATTTGGTAGTAATCCATCTATGACTAGCTCATATTTTACAGTAGGAAGCGATGACGCCACTAATAATAATGGTGATAGTTATGTAGCTTATGTTTTTGCACATGACAATCAATCGTTTGGAGATGCAGGTAACCAAAGCGTAATTAAGTGTGATAGTTTTACAGGAAATGGAAATAGTAATGGACCAACTATTAATTTAGGTTTTGAACCACAATATATACTGACTAAAAATAAAGACCGAAACCAAGATTGGCTAATATTGGACTCAATGCGAGGTCTTGTTACTGGAGGAAATGACCCTAGATTAAAACCTGAGAATGCTACTTCTGAAAGTAGTTCCTATGATTTTGTAGATGTATCTGCGACAGGGTTCCAGATTAAAAGTACTGATGCAGCGATTAATGCAAATGGCGAAGAGATTTTATATATGGCAATTCGCCGTCCAGATGGATACGTTGGCAAACCCGTTGAACTTGGTACGGATGTATTAACAATGACAGCAGGAACTTCTGGTGCTCCTTTATACCCATCTCCAAATCATATAGTTGATTTTGCTTTACAAAAAAGTAGCTATCAATCAGGAACAGCAGATTGGACTGCAGTAAGTAGATTAACGCAAGGTTTTAGACTAGAAACTAATACAACTGATGCAGAGTCAGCAAATATATACCAAGTAGGTGATTATCAAAATGGATGGAGTAGTTATACAGGAGGTGATGGAAGTAGGTTTGCATGGTTATTTAAACGCCACGCTGGGTTTGATGTGGTGGCTTGGAAAAATGACACAAATAGTACATATAAATCTATTCCTCATAGCCTTGGGAAAAAACCTGAAATGATATGGCTCAAAGATCGTGACAATACATCGACTGATTTTTACCAAAAATGGAAAGTTTGGCATTCTGGTTTAACACCAATGAACAATGCTCTAAACAGTCGATACATAGTGCTAAACACAAATGCTGCTGAAACAAATAGCGGAAATATGTGGGGTCAAAGTGATTCTGATATTAATGAAAATTCGTTTAGATATTATACAGGTATAGTCGATACTACTAGCAATGTAATAGCCATTCTTTTCGCCAGCACTGATGTCAGCAAGGTTGGTAGCTATACAGGAACTGGATCGTCTGGAAATACAATAACAGTAGGCTTTCAACCAAGATTTGTAATAATTAAAAACACTTCTCGTGCAAGCACGAGTTGGGTTGTATTAGATACTACTAGAGGATGGGGATCAGGTGATGATAAAAGTCTTGAATTAAATGATAATAACGCTCAAGAAACTTATGATTATGGAGCACCAACATCAACTGGATTTACTTTAGATGAAACAGGTATTTGGACTAACTATGCAAATGATGTATATATCTACTACGCTCATGCCTAATTTACTGTTGAATAATAAACACCGTTTAGAATCAATGTATCTAATTTGAAAACATGACTGAATATCGTAAACAATCAGACGGAACAATAGTAGTTGGTCCTTCTGCTTTTAAAAATTTATTTCCTAATACAAGTTTTCCAAGAGTACTTGATGAAACTTTAGTTAATAGTCTTGGTTACGATTGGGTTTATGATGGTGCTCAACCATCTGTAACACCTCCTTACGAAAGTGTTGCTCGTGATGGAGTAGAACAAGTTTCTGGTAGATGGCAAACAAAATTTAAAGTAGTAACCGCTGACGCTGATGGAAAAACTGCAATAGACAATAATGCTGCTGTAGGAAAAAGAAATGAACGTAATCAACTATTAAAAGATAGTGATTGGACACAATTAGCTGATAAAGGTGGATTATCTGATTCCAAAGTTACAGAGTGGGCAACTTATCGTCAAAGCCTTCGTGATTTACCTACTGCAAGTGGCTGGCCTCATACACATACCCTTCCAACAAAACCTAGTTAAGGCTCTATAGATTAGCCACTTTAGAATAGAAAAAATAATTAGTAGTCTTATACCTAAATGGCTTACATTGGAAGACAGCTGGCACGAGGAGAGAACAGACTCTTCGATGATATATCAGGTAGCTTTAACGGAAGTACAACAACTTTCAACTTAACAATCTCGTCAGTCGCCACTTCAACTGCTACGCCATTCCAACTCTTTGTGAGTCTTGGTGGTGTAATGCAGAAGCCGAATACAGACTTTACGACTGCAGGTAATCAGATAACATTTACTACTGCACCAGCTGCTGGTCTTTCTTGCTGGATCATGATGCAGGGAGACACGATTGATTCGGCTGCTATATCAGATGCGTCAGTAACTCCAAGTAAAATTTCAGGCAGTGGTGACTTTGCATTCCCCGCTGACATTCGTTTAAAAGATGCAGATGGTTCACATTATTTAGGTTTTCAAGCTCCTTCTACAGTAAGTAATAACGTCGTATGGACTTTGCCAGCAACAGATACTTCAGTTAGTGGATATGTTCTTGCTAGTGACGGATCGGGAAATTTATCTTGGGTACAAGCAGGTAATAATTCAAGTCCATCATTTACTGGAGACGTAACATTAACTAATGACGGTTCGATTGTAGGATTTTCAAGTTTACATGGAACTTATACAGGAAGTGTAAAAACATACACGGTTATAGTTGCAAGTAAAACTGCTGCACATAGGTATAACGGTCAGGGTAGTGGACTTGGTTACAAAATAAACGGCAAGGAAGCACCTTTTTTAACCTTGACTCCAGGTAGGACATATAAATTTGATCAATCAGATGGCTCAAACTCAGGACATCCATTTCGTTTTTATTTAGAAGCTGATAAAACTACTGCTTATACAACAGGTGTTACCACTAATGGAACACCAGGATCTTCTGGAGCATATACACAGATAGTCGTTTCAGACACAACTCCACAGGTGCTGCACTATCAATGTAGTGCCCACGGCTATATGGGTAACGCAGTACAAACAAACAGTAATGTTTCTTCTGGGGCTGTAACTAATTTAACGGTTTCTAGTAATGCAGTTATTACTGGTGATCTTACTGTTAATGGCACTACAACTACGATTAACACTCAAACACTTGACGTAGAAGACAAAAATATAGTTATAGGTAAGGTTTCATCCCCTAGTGATACGACTGCCGATGGAGGAGGTATAACTTTAAAAGGCAGCTCCGACCACACATTTAACTGGGTTAATGCTACAGATGCATGGACTTCTTCTGAACATTTACATCTAATCGACAGTAAGAAGTTATTTGTTGGTGGTGCATCAGGAACAACTGATGGACTTGAAATTGTACATGATGGTTCAAATAGTATTCTTAATGATTCAGGAACTGGTACTCTTCAGCTACAGACAGGTGGTTCAACTAAATTAGAAATACAGTCTGGTGGAATAAACGTAACGGGTGCAATTAATGTTAACGGTGCAGCTTTATCTACTGCTCCAACCATAACGGCTACTGCATCAGGTTCAATATCAGCAAATGCACCTGTCATAATAAACAGCAGTGGTCAAGTAAAAGCGATTACTCAAACTTCTGCTTCTTTAGGAAGTGTTGATGACATTGATACTAGTAGTAATGCATATTTTTATGGTGGTACTAGTCCTATTAGTTATGATGCTTCACAAGATCTCTTAATTGCAGGCGTAAGATATAGCACAACAATATATATTTATGGTGGAACTGTTTCAGGTACAGATACTTCTTGGCAAACTTCTGGCGCATCAAGTACTGGTAGTAATCGATATTATCCAGTTATAGCTTCTGATGGAAACGGCTATGCGTTGTTGGTATATAAAAATAGTCAATGTCATGGAAGAATTATTAGATTTCAAGGAACCTCTCAAACAATGGGTTCTGAAACACAAATTCAAGATAATAGTTCTCAGTGTGAAGTTCCTGCTGTTCTTCATCTTGAGGGTGCATATTTTGCAGCTGTTTACAATGACGAGAACCCTAGTCCCGATGAAGGAAGATGTAGAATTTGTCAACGAGGTAGTGGTACTTCGACTTCTTTCACAATGGGATCAGTGACTGCCTTTTCAGGAGGAGGTGAAGCTGATGACCCTTACAACTTCGCCTTGGCAAAGATAAGTGGTACTAAATTTGTAATTCTTTGGTCTTCAGGTACTAATAACGCTGTTTACGCCAAAATTGGGACAAGAAGCGGAACCTCTGTATCGTTTGGTACAAGATCTACAGTTGTAAGTGGTACCCACGGAGAACAACCCACTATTGCTTATGATTCACTTAATGATCAGCTTGTAGCTGTTTACCGCAACTATTTAAAAATAGGTACAATTTCTGGTACAACTATTAGTTGGGGAAGTGCAATTCAATTCTCAAGTAATAATACACTGTATCACGCTGCAGAGTTCTCAGATTCTGGACAATTGCTTATAGGTTATAAAGATGCTGCAAATGCTGGTAAGTATAGAACTGCCACGTATAATGCTGCAAAAACAGACTTTACTTTTGATAGTGAAGCTTACTTCAGTACTGGAATCACTAACTTAGTACACTTTTCTCGAATGGAAAGTGGAAAAGTTGCAATAATGTATCAAAATGGAAGTGCTTCTCAGAAAGCCCAAACAAGAATAAGGCAAATGGCATCTACTGATTTAAATCAAGATAATTTTATTGGGTTTAGTTCAGCAGGATATACTAATGGTCAAACAGCTACTATAAATGTAGTAGGAAATACAACAACACAGTCAGGTCTTACTCCAGGTGAAAAATACTTTGTTCAAGATAATGCAACATTAGGTACTTCTAAGGATACATTTGACGTTATAGCAGGGAAAGCACTTACAAGTACTTCCTTATTGATAACACCTGCATGATGGATTTATTTATTTCTTTTCCTTCTTTATATTTTCATCCTGAGACTTGGGAAAAACCTTTAATACCTCATGGTACTTATGAAGGACTCCCACCTCAAGGACAGTTAATAGCCATCATATTAGGTTTATTATTGTTTTTAGTAGGTTATGGAATCTACTTAACATTTGGTGCTGGTAAAGAAGATTTAAAAGATGCAATAGATGAACATGCAAAAATGCATGAATTAGGCATAGCTCATGGACATAATGGTAAAAAATTAAAATAAGCCTATCCTGTAGATAAAGATTGTCTTTAAGGATGATTAATCTACGAGATAAATTGAAGAATGCAATTATCGCCCATGCAAAGGGTGAAATAGAAGTACATCTAGCAAATGTAGACGTATTTTTAAATAACCCAGTGGGGATAGGAGATCATTCAAATGTTACTGAGGCTATTCAATCTGAAATAGATAAAATTGCTGGTTGGGATCATAGAATTGAAGTCATCAAGAAGTATGTGAAATGACATTAAGTAAACAAGTAGAGGAAGCTTTACGTGATTCTCAAGCAGATTTAAGAAGTGCCTTAGCTTTCTCAGCTAGAGCAGAAAAACCTTACGTCAGTAAGCATATTGCCGAGATGTTATTACGCATAGATTCATTAATAGAAGTATCTGATATTTTTGAAAAAATTTTAGAAGATTAGTTATTAGCTTCTTTTATTGCTTCAACAATAATTCTTTTTAATTCATTTTTCTTTTTTTTACCTAGACCAGCGTTAGTATCGATCCTAACTTTTAACCAATAAGCTCCATAAAGAAAGAGGCAAAATGGAATGGCATCAGCCCAGCTAATAGCATTCCATGCCTCAACAAAATTAATAATTCCGAGAATCACTAAACGACGTATTTAGAGTATGTATATGCTCCCATGATAGCCCAGAAAGCTACCATTGCAAAACGTCCGTTGGCTTTTTGCCAGATTAAGAAGTTTTTAGACATTAGAAAATACCAGGGATAATTTGACCAGTTGTGGCGTATGCACCAAGAGCTGCGACAAAGCCAAGCATTGCCATCCAGCCATTAAATTTTTCTGCTTCAGGAGTCATTTTCTTAGATTGTGGAGTAGAAGATGTAAGAGACCGTTTCTCTTGAGGTTTGTTAAATAAAGGGATATCAATGTTTTTAAAAACATTAGAAGATACCAGGGATAACTTGACCTGTAGTTAGATACGCACCTAATAAAGCAACAAAACCGATCATTGCCCAGCGTCCGTTAGCTTTTTCAGCTTCTTCTGGATAATTAGTATAGTTTTCAACTAATACAGGTTTTGTTTCTTTTCCAAAGATGTTTTGCTTACCGTATTCAGTAATGACGTGGCTTGAGCTTGTCATTAAAAAATACCGGGGATTATGTTGCCTGTTGTTACATATGCACCTAAAGCAGCAATAATTCCGATCATTGCAAAACGACCATTAGCTAACTCAGCTTCTTCAGTTAAGTTTTGCTCTTGTGCAATTGCTTTGGCTTGTGACTTGTTAGTCATAATTACCTAAATTTTTTTGTTATAACCTATTTTACGTTTGTTACACTTCGTTACATTCGGTAAACTGTAATAAATTCTTTATATTTGATATCAGTATTTTTTATCTTTCAGGCAGAATTGTAGCTATTTTCATGTACTTTTGATCTGATGCACGTACTGCTAGTCCTTTGATAAAGGGTCTTCCATTTTTAGAGAATGTTTTTATCTGTTTCATCTCTAGTTGGTTTTTACAGCAATCTAAAAGTAAAGATATAAATCTTTTTTGACCAACTGGCTTGGAACCAGTATCTTCACAGTAGGAACAATAACTAGGGTATAAATGGTAATTGCTATTACAGTATCTTTCTTTTGCATCTTTTGGTGCGGGTATCTTTTTTCCTACGGAAGAAACAGCTTCATCTTCTTGAATAATTTCAGACTGTAACCACTCAACTAAATTATTACTATTTAGTAAGATTTCATTCCTTACTTTTTTTAGTGACGGAACTTTTTCATAAGTATCAAGAAGATATTGTCTCATTTCCTCAGTGCTCATCTCTAGTACCCAGTTAACTAAGCCTGGTAAATAATACTTCCATAACCCTCTTACAATGCCATTATCAAGTTTTATCATCTCTTTTGCTTCTGAACTCTTGTCATAAAGAGGTCTATTAAATTCAATGGTCAATCTTCTACGTGTAAGACCAGATGTGTTGTCAGTGGTTTGAATTGGTTCATTTGCACAGACCATAACCATTCCTGTGTAAACAAAAGGTTCTCCTACGTTTTTATTTTTTTCCTCGTATCTGAGATTGTCGCCTCCAGTAAGAGCTTTAAAAATCTGAGCTGAGCCACCATATCTTTCAGAATCATTTATAAGAGTAAGTCTTTTACCTTTAATGGAAGCAATTTCAAATCTACTTTGTTCAAGTTGGTTTAATGTGGAGCTAGCATAATTACCATGACCTACCAACGCACAGCAGAGATTTGCAAAAGTTGATTTACCTCTACCACCAGGTCCTATGACTTCCAAGAATCGCTGTAATTCATGACCTTGACCTACTAAACAAGCTTTCAACCAAGCTCTTAAAACTTGTACCCGATCCTCATCTCCGTATTGAGTACGTTTAATCCAATCAATAATTGGCCCTGGATTTGCATCTGGGGTGTAATCAAAATCAAGACCCCATGTCAAGTAATGCTCTAGATTATGTTCATGAAACTCCCCAGTGCTCATTTCAAGTACACCATTATTAAAGGCTAGTCTGTCAGGATCATCGTCCCAATATGTGTGGGTGATGTATGCCTTAGTTAGATTCACTACGTCAGAAATTAGATGAGAAGTAAAACCGCCAGGTGTTGGAATATTTTCACGTACAAATAGATCTTGAACGAAATATCTATACTCATCTTTATATTCCTCTCTACGCCAAGTACCTTTGGTTTTTTGATAGAACATAAAGGTGTCAAATTTGGGATCATATCTCCATCCACATTCCACTACTAATTGAAAGACCATTTCTGCTAGTTCATTAGCAGGTGGGGTTCTCGGACGTCCTCTACCAGAGGCTCTCTCACGAATATTTTGTGATTCTGCTTGTGTAGGCTCACCCATCAATGCTGCTAAGGTATTTCTCACAGTGCTGCCAGTAAGATCAGTATCATTATCTTTCAAATATTTTTTGGCTTTTTCGGCTAAGTCTTCGGGAGAATCAACTACAAAGCTACCTAGCTCTAAAAATCCATCTTCTTTAGCTTTTGCTCTGAGGGTGTGGAGTCCAGCAGATCCTTCAGGGGCAGAAGTGCCATCAATTCTCTCAAAGGTAGACCACTTTTGTTCACATACTCCCTCTTGAAAATTCTCTGCTTGTGCTGACCATTCAACCCACTCTTTTAATAAACAATCATCTACTTGATGTAAAGCCATTCCTATGGTAAGCCACTCGTCGTATTCAACGGCTCTCTCAAGATTGAGATGATCTAGGTAAATTTTTGCTTGATTTATTTCATCTGTTTTTGCGAACTCAGAGCCCTCTTCATATGAGAGATTTATTTGTTGGGTAACAATTCCGGCTTTCGGTTGTTTTTTAAAACGAGTGGTGGGAAAAGCTTTAGCTATTGCGTCATATAAAAATTGAGGTAATTCTGGAGGATTTTTAGCAAATTCAAATCCACCATGTGTAGTTGTAAAGTATCCCTCTGTTTCTGGATGCAATCCCATGATTGCTCCTTGACGTCTTCTAAAAAGAATTTCAAAGTTTGGTAGCCCGATTTTTATTGTCGCTTTATCAGGGATCGTATGAAGTTTTGATGCAGGTATAAAGTAAAGCAATCTGTGCCTTCCAGCCTTACCAGATGAGATTGTGAGGGTAGGTGGCAAACTTTCTGGCATTGGACTTCCTGCCAGATTTTCAAGAGCCTTTAGACCCTCTGGACCGTCTATATCTACCCAAACTAATCCACCAGAATTAGACCATTGTCCAGTTAAAAGACCTACACCTGTTGCTCTTCCCTCATCAAGCTCGCATTTTATCCTTTCTTTTGTGTATGGTTGATCTGTCCAATTAACAACGTAAGCTCTTTTTTCTTTTAATGGAGTAAGAGGCCAGTCTGACGGTATATAGTCAAGATTTATCTCACCAGGTTCTAACCTGAGCTGATTATTTTTTTTGTCGTTGGACTCTTTGGACACGGATTCCTCGTATAATTTTTTAAATTCAAAACCAATCTGAGAGTACTGCTTATTAAATTAAGTGCCAGTCAAATTTGTAAAGATTTTGTGTGTTTTTTGTACTTGAAATTGTTCTTTTAATTTATAGGGCATCAACTTGCCTTTTTATCTGCATCTAATCCTTCCATTTCTAGCTCTTCTTGTTGAGCAGGAAGGATTTCCTTATAGTATTTATCTACTGTAGCTAACCACTTTTCTTTATATTTATTTAAGGTGTGCTCTTGTATGACGAATACCTGTACTTTTTCTTTTGTTGTGACCAATGTTATGCACATTTCTGGTTTGACATTAATCGTATGCTCAAGTGCTAAAGAGTAAGCAGCCATTTGCATTTGACATTTTGAATATTTCATAAACCCTGCTCGTTTCATCCCATAAAATTTTTTAGGGGTATTTTTATCAGGCCAACGAGAATAATAGGGACCATTACTAGTCTTTAAATCACCCAGTATTACCTTCCCTTTATATTCACCAACAATGTCTGGAGTTCCAGCCCATCCATTACCAGATTCATTGAGCCCCGGATGCCATACTCTTGAAACACCATCCCCTCCAATAGTCCATGCGTAATCTCCTGGACTTACAGGATTCTCAGCCCACAAGATATTTTCCAACTTATCGAGATTAGAAGGTAGCCCATCCCAGAAAGATGCAATCTCAGGATCATCGATGACAGGGTTTTTTTCTACTCCTAATAAGTAGTCTTCCATCAAGGCATGTACTTTTGTGCCTCGACGTGCAGCAGCTTCTCTACCACCTGGATTTTTTTTAGCCCATCTTTCAAGTGCAGCTTTATTACCTGAAGTAGCCGACAAGATAGTCGTTACTGAAGGTAAAGAACCATATGGAGTTTTGTAATGTCTAGATCCATTTATAGTTAGCCTTGTATCACCATGAGATCGATAATCCAAAAATTTGAAATCGGCTCATAGGAGAATAACCTTACTTAATCTTGCTAATTACTTGGCTCTACTTCAGATAGATGTTTTTTAGCCTCATCCATGTCATTACAAAATACACAACTACCTACGTAGCAACTTAAATATCTAACGAATGTAGTCTTACCACCGGACAATGGATAGGTATGAACAGTGCCACCACTAGGAGTTGTAAGGATCAGTTCAGGCTTTTTGTTCATTAAATTTATACGGCTTCAAAATAATCTAATCGTGCTCCACCTCTGGAGGTCTCTCTGTGAAACAATTCTCTATCTTCTCTGCGAATTGCATTTGTTGGTACCGTCCTACATGTGCTTGTATTCTTGCATGAATATTAAAGGCAGATTTTATAGCATCTTCAGGATCAATACCTAATTTTGAATTAGCCAAAAGCCCAGCTGTAAGAATGCTTATACATAGTTCTTGTGGGTTTACCTCAAAACCCCTTAAAGATTTTCCGTTATCCGTAAAGGAGGACAACAAAAAATCAATATGTTCTAGTGTGGCCTGTGAACGATCATATTCAGCCATAATTAATCCTCAAGATTTTTAATGTGGTAAAGAGTAAAACTGTTTGTTTTTATTATGGGACAAATAAGCCCTTCATCTTTCAGAGCACTTATGCGTCTTTGTATAGTCCTGTGATTTCTTTTAAATTTTTCAACAACTTTAGTAATTGGAAGCATTACAAGGTGCTGACCTTTGAAATCTGTGGAGACGTCCATGAGATGTTTGTGGATGTCATACGCTAGATCATCCATGAGATTAGTCATCTTTATTTCCATGTAGTTTTAAGTGTTCTTTTTTTCCTTGGACTTCACTTGTAGTTTGTATTTACTGATATTGCTTTTAGCAGTAGTTAAATCCATTGTCCAACAATTTTCCCAGTTATGAGCCTTACTTGGGAAGCGGTAGAGTACATGACCAGTATTGCCATGCTTAATAGATTTGATAGTGTAGCCGTTAAATTCAATGTCTTCCAAGGGTTCTGAAGGTTCCCAGCGACGTCGAATTTTCTTAGTTTGCTTCACCTTTTTACTGCAACAGTGTATCTACAATATCTGCCCTAATCCGAGGATTACAAATCAAATGGATTTATGTTGTAGATATCCGTATCATCGAAATCCATAACTACTTTACATTCGCAGCTTCCGTCTGATCTAAAAACAGCACCGCATAATTGGCATTTCTCACGAGGCACCTCTGCCACTGCACATGTAGGCATTTTTCTTCCTCAATTAGCCTTTTGATTTTACTAGATACCCTTTTTAAGACGTTTTCTTAGTCTATAGGCTAGAGAAACTCTACGTACTAATTTGGCATCTGTAGGGGCGTTCTTGGGTACGTCTTCAAGTGTTTTTCTGACCTGCTGTTTATCAGGCATCACCTCTTCATTGGAGTAAACTATATCGCCATCGGCCATACGTTTTATTGTGGTTTCTTTTTTCAAACCATATTTTGTTTTTTCTATCTCTGTCCACTTCATAAAATTGTCCACGAGTCTAGATTTCACTGGTTTAATGGTTGCTTGATATTTATTTCCAGTAGGGGTAGAGCTTATTAAATTTCTTTGAAAGGCAAACTTAATTATGTTAATAATGCGTGTTCTCTTTCTTTCCCAATGTTCTTGATTTTCTTTTAGTTCTTTTATTTCTTTTGCATTTTGCTCTATACATTTGTCACATTCCTTAATTACTCCAATGATGCAATCAAATTTTGATTCTGATCTTGAAGTAATAAATTTCCAAGCCATTTCTAATTCTTCTTTTTCATCTTCTGTCACGTGGGGTGAACTGATTAGATATTCTAATTGTTGACTTTGCTCTAATAAATCTATATATGAAGCGGGATCTGGCATTTATACCTTTCACATTATGGCTTGATTTTATACAAAGTACGGGTAGTGTCAATCAGAAGCTATAGACTAAGTAATGTATGGGGTAACAGATGAAGAATTTTAAAATTACAGAAATTGCCTTTGATCCCAAAGATACAGAACCTACCATTGAAGATGAGTTTACAATGGTAACTATTGTTAGGGAGATTGAATCGATAAATGATCCACAACAATTGAAGATAGCGGCTATAAATCTTCTAATGATTAACTTACAGAGACAAGCTATAATCAGAGGTCTATGCAAACGTTTAGCAAAGTCTGAAGAGTCAAGCGATAACGTTATTACAACTGATCACAAAGGTAGGTAATTGGGAAAAGCAAAGCAATTTAAAAAATTAATGAGATTGGTGAGCAAAGCAGAAAACTGTACGACCAGAGAGCAAGCTCAAAAGATCATAAAAAAAGCGGAGAAGGCAAACGCCAAACTCTCCGCTTAATAATCAGTTTTGATCAGGGTTTATGTAAGCCCACCAACAAGAGCACCATCCTCATCCCTTGCTCCAACAGTAGAATCTGCTGCGGGTAGAGAACAGTTTGCGATGTCAACTCCAGGCTTAATCGCGTGGTAGCCTACTTCGGCTTCCAACTGTTTGAAGTACTTAGCAGCATAAACCTCTGGAGGGCAGCTTTCCCAAGTATCTTCAAGATGATCGATGTCAGCCTCTTTCTTAGGCCAGAAGTTTAGAATGCTCTTCTCATCTGGAATATCCCATGATTCAGGAACACAGATATCAGATTTACGTTTATCACCATATTTTTCACTACCAAAGGTAGGTGTCCATATGACGGAAGAACACATCTTTTCCCCAAAGCCTTGTGCAGCTCTGTCATTTGTAGCAGTTGCGTACGCTGATTCAAGTTGTTCTAAGAACTGGGCGTATCTCTGACAGAAATATCTTGACGCTCCGCCATGTATGGAGAGGATCAAAGGTTTTTTGTGTACAGGGGTGCCTTTTGCATCAACTAAATAGCAAAGAACCAAACGTCTACGACGATAAGGTGGTGCCTTGTCAGGATTTTTATCCTTCCATGTGTCCCAAAGATGATTCATGTCGGCATATAAGCCTTCAATTGCACCTTTCTCAGCACTATTTTCTACGAAGGTAGGATCATTTTTGAATCCACCACGAACTATTACCAGACGTGGAGTGCGGAATAAGATTCCAGATTCAATTTTGTCGTCACCGAATTCCTCTTCTGTTTCTTCAGCATCAGGGAATTGATTAACTTTTCCGAACCAACCGCATCTATCTGCGTCAGTATCTTTTAGAAAGATGCCAGGATCTTTTCTCCTGTTGAGGACTATGAGCATACCAAGCTCACGCATTTGCCGAGGATACTTAGTTGTATCCTTAAAGCGGTCTAATACAGACATAATAGGTCTAGAAGTTTAGAGAGTTAAAGGCCATAGCTAGAAGGGAATGCCATCGTCATGCTCTTCCGAAGCCTTTCCTGTAGTGGGAAATTCCACAACATTAGTTTTCGGTTTAGCTATAGCTTGTTGATGAGGCGATTCAAATACTTCTCTATCTTTGAAATCAGAGATAGGAGGTGATTTAGCCTCACCCTCAACTTTTTTATTTTTACCAAAGAATGAATATTGATTAGATCTTACACGAACTTTGTAACCCACATGTTGATTACCATCTTTACCTGTCCAGTTTTCAAATCTAAGTGAGCCACCTAAACATAATTGTCTACCTTTATATAGAAATTTCTTAAGACGTTCTGCATCATCTTTCCATGATTCCATGCGAAAGACCAAAGTATCTTGCCATGTGTGGCCGATAGCCTTTTGTGGAGGAGCGGTACCTACAAGTAATAAGAAATTAAGTGCATCTTCTCTGCGTTGCTCATTAGGAAGCCAACAACCACCAGCAATTAATATTTGATTAAGTTTTGTACTAGCTGGTACAGCTTGAAGAGGTTGTGTTGGAACCACATACATTGGCCCGTTTTCTTGCGGATATAGCCTTCCATTTATTAGTATGGTTTTCCCAGTTTCAAAAGCTCCTGGCACACAGGTATCCCCCGCTGCGAAACTGGGTACCAAATTTACAGGAATGTCTACAGGTTTATTGCCAGTGCCTTTTATATGGAATTGCATGGTGCGAGTACCACTTTCAGTGGCTGTATCTCCCACGTAGATTGCTGTTGCTGTAATTAGATTCATGTTTAAAAGTCGTAAGTTTTAAGAAGTTCTGGTTGCTTTAATCTTGCTTCCATTACTTTGGCAATTTGATCAAGCTTTTTTTGTGAATTTTGTATGAGAGTTATGTGACCCTCTTGAAGACTGATCAGTTCTTCATTCGACATATTCTCAATCAATGTTTTTGTTTTCATGTTTCAAGCAGCAGCAAAGCTACTGTAGACAGTCCATTGAAAATGGCAAGTATCAGATATCTTCTTTAATAATTAAATTTCTGCTTGTACTTGGCTTACGATTTTATCAATAACATTGATGTCAATATCCATGAAAGGTGGTATGACACCTAACACTCTCAAGAGACCATCTACAAATAAAGCCATGAAAGTAAAACCTAATGCCATACTGATTAATGTTGCATTTCTATTGTGTCTTGCAATCGCTATACGGATAGATTCATCAATCATATCTTGAATTTCACCCTCAGAAAGGCCCATCTTTTATATTTTTTTAATTTTAATTATCAATTATAACTTGTTAATTAATGTGTTTCCATCCAATTTTTTCCTTCTTTAGCTTCTCCTGTCAGGGGACAACGTAAGTGAAAATACTCACCAGCCTTTTCAAAACATTTTATTGCTGCATCTTTATAAACAGAAACGTGTTGAGGTTTTACTAAAGCTTGTATCTCATCATGAACATGAGCCACGAAACCGTAGTGACAGCCCCATCTAAGACCAGCTTTATATAAATCATCGTATAAAATACAAGTTGCTTTTTTTACAGAGATAGCACCAGTGGATTGTAATAATTGATTCAATGCAGAGTGTCTAGATCGGATTTGTAAGTGTCTACCGTCTATGCCAGTTAAGTAACCTCTTGTCGTTATTCTTTCATCAATTTTGTCTTTTAGCTGTTTAATAGCAGGTAAATTTCTGTAAAAAGTATCAATAGTTTTTTTACCTAATTCAATTTGTTCTTGTTCACTTAATTTGATATCCATTACTGAACCTACCTTTTTTTGTCCAGCTCCATATAAAAGTGCATAAATTAATCTTTTGCTTAGATCTCTTGTTTTTTTAGCTATCTCACCTTGACCATCGTAGATACCAAATAGTTTTGCATTATGTGTATGAATATCAAAGCCTGGGGTGCTGACTAACTTGGCATACTCTCCACCATCAAAGTGGGCTAACCACGCACCTAATGCCCTAAGTTCTAGTCCACTTGCATCTGCACCAACCAACACCCATCCATTTGGAGCATAGAAAAGAGCACGACATTCTGAACCATAAGGCTGACCTACACTTGGAATCTGTGAGGTGTTGGGACCTCGGTGACTGCACCGGCCTGACACACAGGCGTTGGTAATGATTGATCCATGTATTCTCCCATCTTTATATTTCTGACTATGTTTTATCCAAGCCTCTTTGCCATCACAGATTTGTCCTAGTCTTTTATTAAGTAATTGATATTCAGATAAAAGAGCAGCTTCAGGATATTTCTTACCTAATTTATCTAAAACATCATCATCAACTTTTACATTTCCTTTTTCTGTTGAACTAAATTTTATCGACGGATACTTCTCCTTAAGTCTCTCCGCAGTTTGTTTACGTGAGGCTGGGTTGAAAACGGTAACTTTATCCTTAAGCCTCTTGCCAGTTTTCTCCGAGATCCTCTCTTCTGTAACCGCCGGAAAAATCTCTTGAAGTTGTTCATCAATCTGTTCACGTCTATTTTTGAGCTTATTAATAAGAGCATAGGCTGATCTTTCATTGAAGGGAAAACCAAAGCTTTCTTGCTTTGCCATTATCAAAGCAAATTTATGCTCAAGTTCAAAGCAACGTTTATCAATTTCTTGCGTAAGAAAATATTTGTAAAGCTCTAGTGAAACTAATACATCATTTTCACAATAAACTTGCATCTCTTCTGACCATACATCCCATACCTCTTCAACTTTTTTATCTTTACCAAAATCAATTTTCTTAGTATTTAATCTTTCACCCCAAGCCCCTAAAGAATGCCTACCTTTATATTTTTTTGGAATGTAGGAAAATTTTTGTTCATCAACTGGTTCTAGTTCAGGCCATAAAACTCTGCTTACTAAAAGAGTGTCATATGCTTTACAAGTCTTTTTAAATTTAAAATTTGGATATATCTTTTTGATTGCTCGAATGTCGAAGTTAATTATGTTGTGACCAATTATTAAATCTGCTTGAGACAACATATATAAACCACTTTCTATGGCTTCATATCCGTCTGCTTCAGCACAACTACAAACATCATCCGTCTCAACATCTCGTAAAACCATTGAATGTATCTTGGTCAACTCGTGGAGGAGACCATCTGTTTCAAGGTCAAATACAAGCTGTAGAGGTTTCTCCATGGATCATTCGCACTGCTTGTATAGCTTTGATATGTTCTCTATGGTTAAGGGTTCTGTCAACCCCTTCTCCTTAAAACGTTCATGAATTGATTTTAAAGAGGTTAAATTCTTCAAGCACAAGGCTTTGTTTAATTGTTCAGTCGTGTTGATTGGAATGAGTTCAATCCCATTTCCACTTTTGTTAATACATAAGACTTTATTAGTCTCAAGATTACAAAGTACGAAGCCTACTTTCATTTTTAATCTTGAATAGAATCTTTGTTAGGAATAGATTTGAACAAGAAAATATCTAATGCTACATGAACAAGTAGAGGAACCATTTTAAAAGCAGGTTCTGGAAGACCACCAAAGAGGGCAGCTAATTTGTCATTGAGATCTGTTCTACGTAGTTCTTCAAATTCAACAGCCAGCATTGCTGCTACATTTAAAAAGAAATCCTCTGGCTCTTGATCTTGGCCTTTGAGTTGTTCAACTATTTCCCATAGCTCGGGATCAGTTTGGATTAGACGGAGTAATTCTTCCACGATGTATAAAAGAGTACGCCGAAAGTTTACAAGCAGTACATTTTGTGTAAATGGTCAGTTATGTAAATTTTTCTTGGAACCGAAAGAAGAATACTTACCAGGTTTTTATTTTTGGAATGTAGGCTTTGCAATTGGCAAGTCGAATCGACAGTTAAATGATTGGTATAAACAGAAGAAAAACAAAAGAGCAGAGAAAATTCGTAACCGATTAACAGGTAGATCAGGAATAAAACCTCTGAGTATTGCTTTTAGAAAGATGATGAAACTCAGATGGTTCATGGAACCTGGAGATGCTTTAGTAATTAAATGTCAATCCTTAAATCCAGAAAAAGAATTTAAAGCGTTGTTGAGATGGCAACGTCAATATTCTGATTGGATGGTTAATGAAAAAGACAACGAGATTATGTGGTACCGACCACCATATCCTCATGAAGATATTTATAAATATTGCAACGTAACTAAAAGGATTCCTGATGATCCTTTCCTAATTGCACAGGGTTCTAATTATTTACTTTGTTTTGATTATTCACCAAAAGCTCAACATAATGTTCAATCCAATCAGCAAAAATTTGATCAACATAACCAGGCTCAATACTGTGACACAGCTGTGGTATTGCCCATTTCAAAGCTTCCATAGTGTCAGGTTCATCTTTACTTCTTTCTAATAAATCTAAAAGAGTTGCGGATAACCAATTGTTCGGCTCTGGTCTTGGATCTAAAATTCTAGTCGATTGTGATGACAATCCTTCTGAGTTTGCCTGCTCTATCTCGGAGTTCATAGATTTCAAATTCACCATCGCCTACTTCAGTTTCAAAAGAAGTAAACAAATCGTACTGAGGTAATTTTACATCACCAGTGTGGGAAGCCTCCAAATGCGATGGATCTAAGACAGATAACTCTCCCGAATCAGTAGATACCTTACCTATTAGTTTTGCTTGAGGCTTGGTGGACACTAATGAAATTTACGAAGACTTTGATTATTATACGCTGGGCTGTAGAAGAACAGTGTCACGCCCTAAGGGGGATGTACTTTTTACTGTTTCGTACATCTAGCAACCGAGAGTCTTGCCGAGAGACAGCGGTGGGACTCCCCCTTAATTCTTAACAATTTCTTAAGGTTGGGTGTATCACTGTAAACGGTATAAATTGTTACTGAAATCGTATAGTAGTATCAATAGCCCAGAGGATCACTATGAAGCAACTCACTTATCGCGGCATCGTATACAACAAAGGAGAAGCTTCTGCTAAACAAACTTTGAAAAGAGTGCAGGGACTTCCACATACTTATCGCGGTGCTGTCTATCACTACGAAATTCCAAAAAAGGAGGAAGTATCATGAACAGATTGAATGAAATCCGTCAACAGATTAAGAAAAAGGAACGTCTACATCAAGCACAATTGATCTCAATTATTCAACCAAATCAGAGAAAATATATAAAAGTTATGAAATATTTTGAGCCTGAAAAATTTTAAGAAAAATCTACATATTTGTGTAAATCAAAACGAAGTATACTTATGTTAAGCCGTTTGGCTAAATACCCCCAAACCGAGACCATGGGGTAAAGTCTCTCATCATACAAGTTCATCGTACTCTTACTTTTTAAATGACTACCTCATCTTTAGTGAGGAGCCGCAGTCCTTTGCAAGGTTGGGACGAGTTTTGCGAGTGGGTAACATCTACCAACAATCGCATCTATGTAGGTTGGTTCGGAATCTTAATGATCCCTTGCCTTCTTGCAGCTACAACTTGTTTCATCGTTGCATTTATTGCAGCTCCACCCGTTGATATCGACGGTATCCGTGAGCCAGTAGCTGGTTCATTCATGTATGGAAACAACATCATCTCAGGAGCCGTTGTTCCCAGCTCCAACGCAATTGGACTCCACTTCTACCCAATCTGGGAAGCAGCAACCATCGACGAATGGCTCTACAATGGTGGACCATATCAGCTTGTTATCTTCCACTTCCTTATCGGTATCTCAGCTTACATGGGACGCCAATGGGAACTTAGTTATAGATTAGGCATGCGCCCTTGGATCTGTGTTGCTTACTCTGCACCAGTATCTGCCGCGTTTGCTGTATTCCTCGTCTATCCTTTCGGACAAGGATCATTCAGTGACGGTATGCCTCTCGGCATTTCAGGCACGTTCAACTTTATGTTTGTCTTCCAAGCGGAACATAA